GTGCAGGTACAACCACAACGCTGCATGATCTCGTCTACGATCATCATAATCGAGATTCTAGGATCTTCATTTGTTTGGAGCTTGAAGTCTTCAGCTCCCAAGTCGTATGCTTCACGCACAAGTTTTGCTACATGATCTCTTGTTGTCACTTGATTGCTCTCAGGATGATTTGATTTTTGTTGATTCGACCGGTCACTTCTTTATCCTTTGCGTTGATGTTCGGCATGATACGTCGCAGCTTAACCTTTCCGCCAGACAGAACGTCAGCGATAACACCATCAGTATACTGCTCGCGCACCTTCTTGCTGGTAGATACATCAGGATCAAAATCCTGAAGTGTTGATCCCTTAACAGAGAGTCCGATATGAGCCTGATAGTGGAACAGGAAACGAGTCTTGGTATCGTACAACCACAACTGCGTCGCACCAACGATGTTCGCAGGATCAATCGAAGTCAGCTTGCCATCTTCACTCTTGTCGAGATACTTCAAGTTAGCCACAAGCTGCTGCGGAGTCTTTGCCTTTCGCTTGCGCGGCTTGCGCGTTTGCTTGACTGAATCAATCCTCTGTAGTGTAGCATACTTCAGAGAAGAAAGGAAGTCATAAAACTTTTTCTGCTGCGATTTGGTAAGATGTGAATATGCTTCGGTAAGCTGATCGTCTTTGCGTTCCAGCAACTCCTTGATCTCAGCCATATTAGTATCAAGGAACTCAATAATCAGTTTAGCCTGAGGCACTTTGACATCATGGTGAACGAGAAACTTCTTGGCATCGAGCTTGCTCTTTTTACATTTGTCGGCTAGAAAGGTGTCAATCTCTGCTTCAAGGTGCCCGATGATGTATCGCGTCTGGTCAGCGATGCGTTCCTGAATGCTCAGAGTCTTGACCGTGATGTTCGACGGAATACGCCCAAGGATCTCATCAAGCTCAGCTTTTTCCTTCTGCTTTTCTTGAACGAGAGAAATGATCTGGGGAATGCGCTTGGTCAGCAGTCGCCGAACGTAAGGCCCGTGATCATAGCCATCTTCGATACAACGCGCGAGCGCACCATCCAAGTCTGTGATGAACGGAGTGCCTGCTCGCACGAGAGTAAAGTCATCTTCACTCAGATGGGCTTTGGCAAAGTCAAAGAATGATTGCCGAAGTTTAGGAGTGGCAATGTTTTCTTGATACCAACGGGGATGGTTCTTGATCGCTTCTACGCGATCGACTTCGGTAAGATTGCTCCAATCGTCGATGACCGGAGCGGTAATCTTTTTGCGTGCCAAGGGACACTCCTTCTCGTGATTTGACTATAAGATAATCCCCGAATGAGGACTGTCAAGTCACTCGTCGAAGAAAAGTAACTGGTCGCGAACGAAATCACACTTTTCGCCGGGGAACAATACTGGCGGCAATGTTAGAAATGGCAAATGCGCTCTGGTTACCCCTACAATGTCGCTGAAGTTATCTCGAACATAATCTACCGCTTCTGCTGGCCATTGTTTTGGGTCAAACTTAAACTCCGGTTGATTTGTTGTACCTACGGAATTCGTCTTGTCATAAACGTATATATCAGTCGTGTCTGTGCTGACATACTGAAGATTACCCAAAAGATGATGCTTGATGCCCCAGAGCATGTGGGTAAAGTCATCAGGTATCATGGGATATTCGAGATGATGAAGATCGCGCTCAACAGCGTTTGCGGATACGAACAGAGTTACTTCTCCACCGGGGCACCCGTTTTCGATCCCCGCATAAATGGGATACGTCGGAACAGGGTATTTCCAGTTGAAGTTACTATGTAGATGTATTCCGGGGATCAGTTCCATACTTCCATTCGGATTTCCGCTCGGCCCCCGACGCACGCTGTCTGCGTTTGATCCGACTCCACAATAATCTGTTTCGGGAGCAAGCATCAGAATATCGCTGATTACCTCGAACGCGCAAGGATACAACAAATCGTCTGCGTCGATCATAATCAGATGTGTGTATCCTTCATCACGGTAACGATCGCGAAACAACTGAAGGACGCTATTGTGCCCCATTCCATTTCCGCCATTGCTTTCCGTGCGAACGACTTCATGCTCTGGTATTATATCATCAATCGTTTTATGATAAGCGTCATCATTTGTATTACAAACGACCTTCACATCCCACTCAAATGGATGCTCTTCTTGGTCGCGAATACTATTCACACATCGTGTAACCTCTAACGGTCTGGTCAAATCAGAACATAGAGGAGCAATCAAAAACTTCACTCCTCTTCCCCCTTCGCGACCTGCTCGGCAATCCACTTGTATGTATGTTCTATTCCCTCACGCAACGGGCGAATAGGCTTCCACCCAATCGAAGATAGAAGCTGCGAGTTCTCGGAGTTGCGTCCACGCACACCCAGAGCAGTATTATCGAGGTTGTTCCAAATAGACAAGTTCTTACCGGAGATGTCGATTGCCATCTGTGCGAGCTGATTGATGCTGACCATCTCTTCCGATCCGATGTTCGTGGGACCGAAGTAATACTCCTCTTCAGTTGCCATCAGATCCAAAGATGCTTGAATACAATCGTCGATGTAGAGGAACGAGCGAGTCTGATCTCCCGGTCCCCATACTTCAATCTGATCACCGTCCTTCGCTTCAGCAACCTTACGACACATCGCAGCGGGAGCCTTCTCGCGACCACCATCCCATGTTCCCATAGGACCGAAGATGTTGTGGTATCGACAGATGCGTGTGGTCAGCCCATAGTTACGACTGAACGATTCATAAAGACGCTCGCTGAACAGCTTCTCCCATCCATACTCACTATCGGGATTCGCAGGGTACGCAGAGTCCTCGACGCAGTTTGGGTTATTGGGATCGAGCTGATTATGCTCTGGATAGATACATGCAGACGACGAGTAGAACACACGCTCGACCTCATTCTTGACACACTCACGAACAATGTTGAGGTTCACGAGTGCGCTGTTGTGCATCACGTCTGCGTCGTGCTCGCCTGTGAAGATATACCCAGCACCACCCATGTCGGCAGCGAACTGATACACCTCATCGAAATCATACTCAGTAAAGATGTTTCGCACGTTCTCGGGATCGCGAAGATCCCACTGGAAGAAGTCTTCTGCGCGAGTATCCTCATATGCGGGAAGATTGATGTCTACACCAATCACACCATGACCATCATCAACCAGACGATTTACCATATGGTTTCCGATGAAACCACCCGCTCCACAAACCAGAATCGTCTTTTCTTCACTCATTGTCAATCGCCTTTCACTGTTCATTCCAATAATCAATCATATCATCTAGCATAGTATGAAAGTTATACGTTGGGGACCATCCCAACTCTTCGCGAATCCTAGTCGAGTCTCCTCGCAATCGATGAAGTTCCTCTGCGCGAAGGTACTTAGGATCAACCGTATAGTGCTTGTTGAAATCTAGTCCCATCTTGTCGAACACATACTCACCGACCTCTCGGACACTATGAGTCTCACCAGAAGACACAACATAGTCTTTTGGTTCATCAGCATTGATGATCAATGACATAGCACGAATGTAATCTTCAGCGTGCCCCCAATCCCGCTGGGCATCCAGATTACCGAGGGAAACGCTATCAATTTTTCCTTGGCTCACATCCACAGCAGCCTTGACTAGCTTGTTTGTCACAAAATTCAATCCACGACGAGGGGATTCGTGGTTGAACAGAATTCCACTGACAGCGAACATATCAAACGCTTCTCTGTAGTGCCGAACGTAATTGTGCCCAAAGAGTTTCGCGCATCCATATGGACTCACGGGAACCATCTTGGTACTCTCCCTCTGAAATCCATCCGAATCTACTACGTTACCAAACATTTCAGAAGACGAAGCCTGATAGAATCGCGCGTTCGGCGCGGCGCGCTTCGTCGATTCAAGCATATTCACCAATCCCAGAACATTAACCTCAATGGTATACTGTGGAAGATTGGTGCTAACTTGCACATGACTTTGTGCGGCTAGATTGTAGATATGAGTAGGCTGAATGTCACCAATCATCTCTTCCATACTAGTATAGTCAAGCAAGTCCCCATACTCAAGCGTGACCAAATCATTTTCTAAAAGATGATTGATTCGTGAACATTGCACAGTGGTGTCCGAGTGTCTTCGGATCATACCAAAAACTTCATACCCTGTATCCAAAAGATGTTCAGCTAGGTAACTACCATCTTGTCCAGTTATTCCAGTGATAAACGCCCGTCTACTCATATTACAACACCGCCTGAACAGATGGATGAATCCACCAATCTTCAAAAATTTCTCCCTGATCAGCAGGGACATCTTCCCTATACATTATATAACCATACTCCAAAGCCTTTTCCGTCATTCGGATTTTGAGATCAGAACCTAGACGATATGAATCGTGCTCAAACGTCATAAACCCAAACTGATACAGACTAAGATCAATCTGATCAAGTACCGTAGGAGTAGCGGCATCCACATCAAATGAAATGTAATCAATCCAATTCGGACAAGAAAGCTGATCGAGCACATCATTGATATTTGTGTGAATCAGATCCACCGTTAGGTATTTATTATCTGGTGATCTCTGCTCCATACACTTCTTGATCAACGGACCATTGATGTCCAACAGAATACCAGTCCAGTCCAATTCCAACTCTAACGCATAGGTGTTATTGTGGAATACTGGATCATTGCACCCCAAGTCCAAAAAGAATCCATTTCGCTTGTTGCAAACTTCGGCGGCAGCAAAATCCTGCCCAGCCTGGCTGTATGATTCAGTTAGTCGCATATCGATTCCTTTCAATGATTCTCAATGCGTCGGAGAAAGCAGATCGCATCGCATCTGGAGAATATCTATCAACTAGCTCATCAACGTATTTAGACCCATACTCAATGATGTTAGGAAGGGTGGTACGGTCTAAACAAATTTCATCGCGATATATGTGGTCGAACATATTACTAGTACCAATGGCAAATGGGCGTCTAGCCGCAATCGCATAGTCAATCACGCTGGAGATTCCACCAAATCCATCGTGGTAATACATAAACACGTTAAGATCATTTCCGCGCAAAAACTCAACCATTTGAGACTCAGGTAGAAATCGATTAGTAATCTCTAGCTCAATTCCCGAATGAATGGTAGTGGACACACACTCATCATGGATTCTCTTTGCCGTTTCACCACTCGCATCACCATAATATCCATTTGTGAAATTAATTCTTACCTTTGCTTTCGCAAACTGGTCAGACACAAGACGGATGATCTTTGGAAAATTCTTATCATCATTAGCTAAACCAAAACTTCCGACAACAGGAACATCCGGCATCTCTGGATCGCTCGTTGCGGGCTCGGGAAGGGGTCGCGGAAGAGAGAATACCTTATCCGTGTTGTTCCAAATCGGACTCTGGTGAAAGTAGTAGTCGAATTGAAGAGTAGGAAAAGCGTGATAAAGTTGACACGGAATCTTTCCCTGCATTCGGAGACGAGCTAAATGCCAATCATCAAGCCACGCCAAAGGACCGTCCGGGGCTCCTGTTCGAATATAGTTGAACAAAACGAGTTCGGCATCACTCAAGTCTAAAGCGGTGTAGTCACCCATCGTCTCAATTTCGTGGTACGACGTGATCAAATCGCCTAGATTCTGCTTCACCCTCAGACCATACTGATACACCCCACAATTAGGCTGCACAGTATTGATCATAGCAATATTCATTTTATCCTCCGATGATCTTGAAATTTGGGCAAGGGACGATGAACTTTCCACCATTAGCAAGATATTCTTCTTCTCGTTTCACGAATCCAGAAACAAAGTGCCAAGGCAGCATCAGCATATAGTCAGGATTCGCCTTACGCATTTCAGCTTCACTGACGATCGGAATGTTCGTACCAACGGTCTTGAGTCCAAACTTAGGCTGAGATACCTCTGCAATTGCTCCAATATCTTCATTGGTCAGACCGAAGTATTGAAGTAGGGTGTTCCCCTTTGTGCTCGCTCCATATGCCCACACAGTTTTACCATCACTCTTGGCATTCCGAACGAAATCTACAGTTTGCTGTTTAAGACTTTCAATCTCATCAAAGAACTTGAAATGCGTGGTGGGCGACTTCAAAAGCAACGACTCTTCGTGATCAAGAAGTGCATTGATCTGATACTGTGCTACATCACGGTGAGGCGCACTAGCATAAGATTCTTCATTTGCTCCCTTCTTCCGCGCATACACTCGAATGCTTCCACCATTAGTATCGTTCAGTGATGCTTCAGTGACGTAGAATCCATTTCGCTGAAGCAGATCCGAGATACATTCAAGTGAATAGTATTCAAGATGCTCGTGGCAGATGTTATCAAATGCCATCTGTCGAATCATCAACGGAAGATAACTCAACTGAATCACCCAAACACCATCATCAGCTAAAGTGTCGTACACATCAGCACAGAAGGAATTGGGATCTTCAAGGTCATAGAACATCGCAATTGATGTAATAACCTTGACATTCGAGTAATTCTTGAGCGGACCAGATCGAGAAAAGTAGTCATTGACCACCACGTCACACACATCCTTTGCTGCCTCGCAATTGTTGGTGGCTGGATCTACCCCAATACAGAAGACATCGCGGCAGCCTTCCTTGACGTGCCTCATAAGTGTTCCGTCATTGCACCCCACATCGACCCATAGGTCACCGGGACCAACATCAACACGATCGAACACACAATCCACAATGTCTCCGAGTTGTCGGATCATCGAAGCATTCAGCCCAGAATGATACCAATATCGCCTATACATAGCATCAAAGTCAGCAGTATGCGTCAACTGAACAAGCCCAGATGTCGGAGCCAAAGCAAGAGAGAGAGGAACTTTAGAGTTTGGGTCGGGCTCTTCATCGGGCTTCAAGAAATCAGAAACATAGATGTCCCCCAAAGAGAAAAGCGGAATCAGGTCTTCTCCGCTAATTCGGCACGTCGTTCGTTCACTACTCACTGGTCAATCTCCTCCAATGCGACGATACCGTATTGCATCCTCGCATATCCCTATCAATAATGTATCGGTTCTCTGTAATATCGTCCAAAATACCATCACAAAATGCCCAGATCGAACTTTCCGTGACGTAAATCTCTTCCGCGTTCGCGATCACCTTCCACCAATCATAGATGTTGTAGTCTGGGTTAAAGTCCTCACAGATCACGACGGGAAGATCAATGTTGGGTAGATCAACAATTTTTAGGTCAGACGATGTATTGTGTACGAAGGCATACTTCTCGTGCCCTGGTAAATTCACATACAGATCGTACACATAATTTTCTTTTACATGATCGCGATTCCACATGAACGTATATTTTTCCTCAAATGGAACATTAGCAATACGGTACTTTGCTTTTTCAAATCCCTCACCAGGCAATTCCGCAGTAGGATGCGGACCACGATCCGCAAGGTTCAAAACGTAATCATACTGGCCAGCGATCTCCAGACACTTAATCACATCAGATCGCAGCCAGTCCTCGTGAAGCACTCGCTCGTCAAGCAGAATAGGATGAACGTATCCCAACGGTTCAATCATCTTATGAAGAAACTTCTCTCGCGCTGGCCAATATACATCATATCCAGCGTCAGCATACCATTTAGCAATCGGAGCGCAAATGATAATATCCCCGAAAGCACCGGGCTGAATCATTAGTACCTTCTCCATTAGTAACCCTCGTATGACTTCACTTCGCGAAAGCCTGATGGATCAAGCTGATTGATTCGATCCTTCAAGCGAAAGCGGTGGTCATTCATGTAATACACTTGCCTAGCTTTTCGCACAAACTCAGCATCAAATCGCTTATCCTTCTCCAACTCCCTAAGACGATCTTCAATGTCCCACAGCTCGTTGTTCACCTTGTATAGATTCTCGACGAACACTTCATGGACCCTTACGGGATACTCTTCCAACGTGAGCTTTAGTGAATCGAGTTCTCTGTTCACCGCAGCCAGATTAACAGAGTCGGTGATTCGTTCAGACTTGATTGTGAGGATTGTGATCTTATCTACTAACTCACCGAGAGACACTTCAACCTTCACAGGCATCTCAAATACTCCTCACCAAATGTAATCAACTCGGGTACGCTGTTCTTTACTATGTAGTCAACATATCCACGCTCTTCTGCGATCTTATCGAACACAGACGCATCAAACGAGTCCCAATGAACAATACCAGCAGGGAGAGCAACAGGGCACAGATCAAGACCATTGACAACGGGATCATAAGCAGCATTGATCTCAGCGACAGTCTTTCCATATTCGACATACTCAAAGGTCTTATACCAGAGTTGCTTGAGCGCATAGAACCTCACGTTTACAGATTGAAGATGAACGAATCCATACCTCTCCGTCATCGTATGAGAAACCAGATCAATCGGAGGCGTGCGTGGTGTGTGATATTGACCAAGCGACAAGTCGAACTTGCCCGTGTGCTTCATCGGAAAGATGAAGTCACGATAGTTGGATCTATAGGCAGGATCGGTTCTGAAGTGATTCATATCACCAGCCAGATTCCATTGATAGGTGAGGAGCTTGTACCGCTTCGTCATCTTCATAACTTCATCGAAGTCGTCAAGCAGACTCTCCGTCAGAAGCTCGTCAGCATCAATCGAGATGACCACATCAGCAGCAAGATCACGCGAATACTCCAGCATAGCAGAGCGATTGCGTGCTTCGTGGAAATCTCGATCATCCGATAGGATGGTGTACCGTTCCGCATCCAACCCCTCGCGAATGACATCGCGCGTGTGGTCGGTAGATTGATCATCATAAAAGACGAAGTGATCAATGGGATAATCGTCCCACTCAAGTAGAACCTGCTCTAAAAGCAGAGCCTCATTCTTTACTTGGATGTTAGCTAATACCTTCAAGATCAAAGTTCCTTGCTTTTCGTTCATGGAACAACTTCTCATCCCAGTCGCGATCTTCGGGTTTGTCGTTCTCAACGTAGAGCTGATCGTATCCTTCATTCACACCAGAATATCCGCGAGAATGTGTCCAGTCAGGATGCTCATGGATGAACAAGACTTCCTCGCAGAATACAAGACGATCCAAACGATCAGCGACTTCGGTGAACTCGTTGTCTGCCCAGAACGTGCGATACTCTGGATAGTAAATGTATCCGAATCGCTCGTAATACTTTCGACCCATAATTGATAGCGTGTCGATGTTCGGCTGGTATCCGTCAAAGAACCACACGACACCATCATAGTCATCGAAGGCATCAAGCTCCTCGACGACGCGCTGATCCCATCCAGTGTATTGGCAGGTGAAGTCATCAGCCGGTTGCATCACGATGTCGTAGTCTTCGGGAGCATACTCCATGTCGCGATTGACCGATCCGATCTTACCTGCTCGATCCGCCCAAACAACCTTCGCACCAATCTCGGTAAGCCAAGATTTGTTCGCGTCAACATATTCCTTCATCGTGTCGTCGTCATTGTCACACGAGATCATATATGTGACCTTGGCGGCATCAATCTGATGCTGAACGAACGAACGAAGCGTTGCGTCGAACTGCTGCGGACGAGTGCGCGTCGGGATCTTACAGAGAATATGAGCCATTATACTATTCCTTTATAAAATAACCAACACCGGGGATTGCTTGAATTACAGATTCAGGCTTATCAGAAAGAAACTCCGAACACGCAGCCTTAACACCCGGAAGCCCCGCTCCGTAATCGTGAAGAACTACAACACAGCCGGATTGTAGTTTGTGATACGTCTTTTCGAAGCTATCAATGATAGAGGTATAAAAGTCACCGTCAAAGAATGCAAAGCATATCTTATCTGGATAACGATCATCTGGAATATTAGCAAACCACCCCTCGTTAACAACAGGAAGATGTAAATTGAAATGAGAAAACACACCTTCAAATGTTTCACGAGTTGTTCTACATTCTCCAGCATTTCCACCACCAGTATCTTGCTTACTTTTCTCCGGCAATCCTTCAAATGAATCATAGACGTGATACACCTTATCAGACTCCCACAAATCTAGCATTTTTCTGATGAAGATAGAAGTGGTTCCGGTATTACAACCCAACTCGACCACATCACCATCAATACCAGATTCCAAAACCTCTTCCAGAAGATCCAAAATCAATTCAACTTGTTCTGCATTTACCATTCCAGAGATGATGGGGGTAGTTGATAACAACTCAAGTGAAGTTTTCTTATGAGCCACTACTTATTCTCCAACATCTTTGTGAGCATTGCGGTCCATTGTGCAGCACGAAGATCCCAACCATAGAAATACTGATAGTAGCTTCTCTGCATTTTCAAGACATTCTGATAAAATGGCAGACGAAAACAATCCATCGCGTGGTTCAACGTGTTCGTAAACGTCTCAACATGCTTCTGCGGATCGGAACTCCACTCATACATGAATGCGAAATCGCAAGCTGTCTCAGTAAGTGCAGCGTAGTTAGGAATGACCGGAAGCAAACCAGCACACATCGACTCGATCAGAACGCGACAGCTCGTCTCTTGATAGATGGAGGGATATGCGAGAATGTCGGTATGGATAAGCTCATTACGGAGCTTTGCGTTCATCACGGTCCCGTGGAGCTTCACACCGTCAATGCCACTCAGCTTATCAAACAACTCCTGAAACGCAGCATCATTATCCTTCCATCCGTAAAGCTCGAATGAAGAATAGATGTCAACGGTAAAGTCCTGACGATGCTGCCGCAGCACATGGAGCGCAGGATATAGCAAGGAAAGACCACGATGAGGAGTGGAGAAGTATGTTAGACGAATAGGCTCATCGGGATTAGGAGCATCGCGCTCATCCATGATAGGCTCAATCGCGTTCTTGATGACAACACCTTCATCAAGCGGAACGCCAAGCACTCGGTTGTATGCGTCGCGCTGCCAGTTAGAAACGAAGACGATCTTGTCGAACTTCTTTCGGTATTCTGCATTAGCCAGCATGGCTGACTCTGGATCTTCAGGGAGATCGTGAAGCCAGAGAATAGTAGGGCGATCATCAAACATATCTTCGCGAACGCGCGAAGGAATGATGTTAAACTTATCAAAGAGGTCAGGGTCGATGCGCGCTTTCAGCTCACGATAAAGCTGCTCGGTTCCGCCATTCGAGTTGGGGTGAACAAGTGTCTTGTCTTCTTGGTCATTCTTGATACTAAGCTCAAAGCTCATCGTGCCCTCCATATGAGTCAGGGGACCACGGCTGATCAGACCGCAGCCCCCTGACTCGAAACTATATTAGACCCGACTCGGATGGACGCTCCGAAGTTTCTAATATAGCATTATCAACTAGGATTAGTTGAACGATCGCATTCCATAGGCAGTCTTGCCCGTAGCGGTCGTCTCCGAGAAAATCTCGTGATTGCCGTAAGCCTCGACAACCGATCGAATGTCGGAGATCGTTGCGCGGAGGTTGGCGACGCCGAAGCGCGCCTTTGCCTGTGCAGCGGTCAGGGTCTTCCCCGAAGCGAGATAGTCAACGACCTTGCGGTTGGTAGAAGTAGAACGAAATGCCATAGTATATTACCTTTCAAATACGACAGATTTACATAAAGAACAAAGGGGCGCCGTCGCACCGTCCGCTCTGTTCTTATTACTATGTAGTCAAACTACACAGAAAAACTAACTACCATTTTTACTTTTATTCAAAATGGCGCAAATGGCGTGCGTTTCACATTTATGCTCCGCCATTAACTCTTTTGCTCGCTGAAGGCGAACTTGTGCTGAGTTCACACGATTGATACCAGCGATGACATTCACGTCATCAGCCTTTTCTACCTTTCTCTTTTCAGCATTTTCTTCTGCCCAAAAAAGACTTTGATTTGCCTGTTCAAGCTCACCTTCGGCTGAGTTGAGCTGCCATTCAATAACGCATTTGAAATTTCTGTTCTTCATCATGTTCCATATTATAGCTCCCAATCGGAGCATGTCAACAATCATTTTGAAATAAGTCAAAAATGGTATGCTTGCCATTTTGATTGCCTATGAAATTGGCAAGTGTTTTTTGTGTCTTTGTCTTATATATAGAGATGTAGTCGGCCGAAACCAAAGTAGATATAGTAATAAGGTAGTAGCTACGCTACGCATCCCGAAGGGATGCTACTCCATACTTACAGATATAGTAAGCATCCACAATGTCAGATACCGGAGAGTTTACTTTATCTGCTTTTGGGGATAGCTTCATCATCAAGTCCTCTCCTGTCTCTTCAACAAATGCTTCATACATTGCCTCTTTATTGGCATTGCCTTTACCTGTTGCAAATTTCTTCACCGCAGTTGGAGCAACAGTTTCATAACTGACTCCAGCATTATATAGCTTATGTTTCAGTATGGCAGTGTTCTCAGCAATGTGGAATACTTTACCAGAAGCACCGAAAGCATAACCTTCAATGAAGATAGAAATTTCATTGTTTGAAGATAGACCCAACGCATTGAATATCACCTGTTCTGCCCAATATGCGATCGAACTATATCTCCCCTCATCCGTTGTCCAGAGTTTCGGGTAGTTTTCAGATATGATTACGCCATCGTCGTAGGCTTCGTGCATTTTCTTACTTGCGAGAAAATGACACTTTGTATTACTAAACTTGAACTCATGGTCTGTATTATATAGACAGATCGCAGGAGATGTCAGAGAATAGTCAATGCCTACAACTAACATTGGCTAATCCATCATTGGCTCTGAGCAGAACGGGCAAAACGCATGATCCGCTTCCAAAAGATCATCGGCTAAAATAACGATGAATTCCGCTTCGCACGCTCGACATATTCTTGGGTCAATGTCATCCCAGTCAATATCCAATTCATCCATTATATTTCGCATCCTCCCGCTGCACACGCAAGCTCTTGGCTGCCTGTGGTTTGATCAGATACTTCATACTCGGCGAGATCGGCCCAGTCTACATTCTGTGGCATCTGCTTCAAAACTTTTTCATATTGTTCCTTATCGCAATCTTGATACGGAGCCTGTTGATAAATGTGCCCAACGAATGGCAGGAATGATACACCACTCATCTCATCAAAGTGCTTGTATACCCACGCTCCAACTTCAAACCATTCGTGTTCTTTGACGGAGATCGTAACAGAAGGCTTGTGTTCGCACCAATGTCGTTGATATGTCAGCCACAACTCAAGCTGCTCGATAGCAGTCAGATCCTCTCGAAAGATTGCGTTCTTCGGGCACTTGATGGGAAACGAGAAAACATAGTTATGGTCCGGCTGCATCACATCATCCTCAACCGGAAATCCTTTCTCTACCATCATACGCGCAAGCGGATCTTTCTTATCTGCTCGAATGGTACGAATATAGTATTCGCTGTGACGTGCATGAATACCACTCGCTGCATCCACGAGCTGCGATACGGTTCCCGAAGGCTTGACGCAAGTAATCGCAGCAGACTGGTTGACACCGAAGTTCTTTGCCCACTCTTCATTTGTTTTGATTGCTTCATTGCGAAGCTCTTCAAGGCGATTCGCCAATCCAACCTTCTTACCGTTAGTAAGATTGCAATCCATGATGCCTGTCATCGAGACACCAAGCAATCGTTCCTCTTCGCAGTTCTTCTTCCATGCTGCACTAATGAAGCGGAAGTTGGTCAGCGTTGATTGCATTGTTCCGAGAATGGTAGCAAGACGAACCTTTCGCTTCAGCGACTCTTCAGTATCATCTGCGCGAACCACAACTTCACTCAGATTACAGAACTCGCGAGGGCGAAGAATAATTTCGGAGCAAGGATTTGTTCCAAACTCCCACTCAGCATCTCGTCTACCATTCTTCAATGATTGCTTGATAGAAGCAGCACGCGAGAATATACCACGTTCTCCCGACTTTGATTCGTAGAGAGACAACCACTCCTGCATGAAGATACCCATCTCAGGCTTCTCATTATATACAGCAGAGTTGTTAGCCAACGCTCGCTGCCCTTCTGTATCCCACCACTGCCCAGTCTTTGCATGTCGCATTCTTTCATCAGAAAGATTAGACAGAGAGATCAAGGCAGACCGACGAACACCACCGACAACGATCGACTCTGCGATCTTACAAACAATGTCGTGACATTCGAGCGAAGTTAACCTGCGACCAGCCGCACCTTTTAGCGTGTTCACGCAAAACCTAAAAAGCGTGTCCAGTGGCTCGGGTCCAGATGCGCGGCCGCCAAATGTCTTCAATGGCGCGCCAGCGGGTCGCAGGCGAGACAGATCCCATCGAGGAACTTGCCCAGCATAGAGCATGGCAAGAAGCTCGCGAAGAGCCTTTGCCCATCCTAACTTGGAATCGGGAACAACAATAACGGTATCGGTTTGATTGAACTCATCATTCACAATACCTAACTGTTGAACATAATGCTCCTCAACCGAGAAGCCAACACCTGTGCCGTTCATCAGAATATACAACACTTCGTCGAACGCACGAAGATTGTCGATAGCCACATACGAGCAGTTATAACCTGCGATATTTTCACGAGCCAATGCGTCACCTGCTGTCATCAGACAACGCATAGAAGGCATCACCTCAAGATTCAATACAGCTTGTTCTAGCTCATTGCGTGTCTGCGCTGATAGTTTTCCTGTGGTATTCTCAGCTAGATGCCATTCAAAGAAGTCGAAATAACGCTTTACCGTTTCCTCCCAAGTTTCACGACGGTTCTTTTCGGGGAGCCATCGAGAGTATCGTGAAAGGTGAATGTAAGACTGGTAGAGCGTAGGTAGATCGACTGACATTTACTTTCCTTCCGTAAGGGCAGCCCAGCTTGCTGGGAATAGGGGGACAAGAATGCTCGCCCATATATGAGCAAGCTCTTGGATTTCTTTCTGTGCTGTTTTTTCAGCGCGGAGTATATATGCGCGAGCCCACGCAGATAATGATCCTGTCACATAATATGAGGTATACATGGACTGTGGAAGAACCATACGAGCTTGCTCATTACAGACTCCCGATTCCATGAGTTTCTTATATAGGGATAATGACATTTCGTGATGTGCTTCAACAGCTTCAGTCAACCACGGCTCCTCTACGGCATCACTTGATGATCCCTGCTTGACATTTTCAGCAGAAGCTCGCCACTCCTCGGGAATGAAGAACTCAGGATCATCGGAAACGTATCTCCGAGACACCTCGTTGTAGGTGAATCCAACCGTGTGCTTGAAACGCTGACGCGCAACGAAGATCGGCACAGTCTCACGCACGGTGATTTGCGGGTGCGTGAAGGGAGTGAAGTGATTATGCGAAGCTAAGTATTTGATGAGCTTTTCGTCTCTGGCAGAGAACTCCGTAGCGTGTTTATCGAACGAAACCCGGGCAGCATTTACAACGGTTAGATCAGATCCCATGTGATCCACATACTCAGCTCTCATTATCTACTCCAATCATTTATTGCCAGCTCCGCACTCAGACCACGTTCCGTATTTAGATCAATGATCTTCTTCACGTCGATGCCAGCCATCACCATATCATTTACATCTTTCTGCTCAATCTGGCTCGGCCAGACACAAACAGAATACCCCTCAGCTACGAGCTTTCTTAGTTTCTTTATATTCTCGCGATTGCGAGGCTCGTTGTCAAACACAAATACCGTATTGTGCTTATCAACAATCTCGGTCATCTTGGCGAGATCAGATCCACCAACAGCCAGGGCGTTGGGAAGAAACATCGAATCGAACTGCCCTTCTACAACATATGTATACTCCGTAGGCTCCCACTTGTCGAGCCCATAGATCAGGGGATCTTCGGTAATCTTGATATGTAGATAGCGCAATGCGTCGGGGGACAAGGCTCTCCCAGTCAATCCGACAAGGTTTCCAGTCCGATCTGTGAAGGGAATCAAAATTCTTGACACCCCTCCTCTAATCCTTCCAATATAAGCAGTAGACAGCTTCTCCAGCACGTTATCATCGTCACAATAGAAAAGCCCACTTAAATCGTCAATCTTGCGCGAACGCATATACTGACACGCTTCGTGATCGTTTGGAAGATCAGAAAGTCTTTTTACACCATCGAGCGCAAGCAGCACCTTTGATGGCGAGTTTGATTGAAAGAGAGGGGCTGGAGTGATCAGCTTCTCCACAGACTTCTTCTGTGGCTTGTTGCCGAACTTCGCCTCGAACATCTCCATTCGGTATTCGTCAGCAAGACGAGGATCAACCGAACGTAGAAGATTGCCAATACCGCGACTGTCACCGCAGTTATGGCATTTGAAGATCAGGCGATTGTCCGCAGGAAAAACATACCCCCGCGCACGAGTTCGATCCCGTTCAGAGTCACCACAGATAGGGCAACGAAAGTTGAACAGATCATTGCCTTTATCGGTAAATAGATTGAGCTGCGGGGACAGTAGCCGAAGATATTTTACGTCGATATACTTCATGCTGAAAGTATAATCACGCGAAGCACATATGTCAAGTGTTTCTACTCAGCTCCGTTGATATAATCATTCACAGCGTTACAATACCGCCGATATTCGGCAATCTTCTCGAATACCTTATCTGATGGTAGCTCGCTGTCCATAAAGGCAATTAATTCTGCGCGATCATCCGACTCCCAGATAATATCACACCTTGGAGGCTCGTAGGATACCACAACGTCAGTTTTCCACCAAGAAGCGCATCCGGTAGTAAGTGTTATAATCAATAATAGAAATAGAGAATACTTCATTCTTGCCCTCATTTAGTCAATAAGATACGTCTCCGATGTCCACAACGAACTGATTACACTTTGATCTGGACTTCCTGGCGCCTGGGTGCCAAATGACAATCGAATATTTGTGACATCATTCGTAATTACCGTGGTACCAGTTGTGTTTATAAATCCAGTCACCCTTGCAAGCTGTTGATTTCCGCCGATTAGCATGGTAAGCAACCCATCAACCTTAATTCCTGTCGGACTCCCCCCTGAGTACGCTTGGTCAATCTCAAATGTAAGTTCTTTGACGCCTGTGATTGACTGCCCAGAGCCTTCGGTTTGAATGTATACTTGGGTCGCATTTGAACCGAACCCAGCACTTCCGGTGAAGAGCCCGTTTGCCTTTTGTGTAATGAAGTTGTAGTAAAGACCGGAGTTGATCCAATTAGCTCCGCCATCACTACTGAGTTCGATTCCGATCTTCTGAAAATTGCCATTTGTATTGTGATACAAGTTATTGAATGTCACTTTATGTTTTCGTCCAAATCCCGTTTCAGCCGGTGCTAACGATACGTCATACACAACAGCGGTTGCGTATGTAGAGGGTTGCGTCACGCCCGAGGACCCGGCGAATGTTTGCCTTGGGACCAAAGACTTTTCGTTTTTCCAGGTGTTGGTATCATCATTGTATAACAACACCTCTCCCGCCGATGGAGATGCGATAGTAGTATCCGACATTCCCGCGACCGTCGTTGATCCCAATCCACCAGCATCCGGGGCTGCTGTCCAATTTGCGCCATTCCACTTGATAACGTAATCACTTTGAATGCCTGTTTCCAGAGCTGTAAGATCAAGAATCGGAGCGTATTCGTGATACTGATTTGTATCATCCCAGACCACAGCCTGACCATCCTTGGCTGCGCCAGGCGCCACGGCCGATACAGATTTTCCAATGACGGGGAAGTATCCTCGTCCCGTTCCCCATCCAACACGAGTCAGTCGAAGATCCAGCTCGGTATGTCCTTCTACGTCAACCACGTTCATGTAGTTTGAGGTTCCGTATCCATTGCCCCAACATGCTTCAAGCAGACCATCACCCGTTCCCCAAGATCCGCCGCCGGCCGGCGCGCCGCCGGGCACATCAAGCCCTCCGTTTCCGCAGTTTTGTGCGCCTCCGAAGGCCTTCGCAGGATTGTCCGGCGGAGTAATTGAGATCACCGTAGAACCCGACGTTTGATGATAATCGTAGTAGTCGTAGTCGATCCCAATCCTACAGGCTCCTAAATCACACTCAACTCCTCTATCCCACGGGTGATACTTTCCGTCCTTGAGTGAGTTGTTTATGACCTGAATTTCTCCATTATAGGCCCCACCTGATGTGGTCATCCTGAGGCCTGTTCCCATCGCATATCGACCAGATCGGGTCGGTTGCACCGTGCCAGGGCCTGAATTTCCGAGAAGCTGAATAAGCTCCAGTCCTGTTCCGTTATTGCCCGAGCCCAGCTTGGAGTTGAATGTGAGTGTAATACCTTGGAATGGCATGTCACCATATGAAGGTACATAGAACTCAACAACACCACTACTACTACTCCAGCTTGTCTCTTTGAACACTTCTATCGACGTAACTTGACTCGGGTTCGTGTCACTATAGATTGGATTCACAACATGCGCGCACGGAGCGAATGTATAGTTACCTCCCCAAAGTGTTCCTGATGGATAGTGGTAGTCTCGACTCTGCGAGAACCATTCTGTTCTGAACCTTGGTCGTGTTGTTCCGTTGTCGTCCCAGGTTCCCACATCCCTGATGTAAAGCCATTGAGCTGAGTCTTCATAGCCCAAGCTGCCGTCGAGCGGAACATATGCAACCGCCGGTGTGTAATCGGAAAGATCATCCTTTACACACCAACCCACTTCAACTGATGCCCATCCGGTTGGATCTGCTCCAGTGATGTACCACCATCCATCATGCCCTCCATATCCTCCTGATTGGCCTCGGAGGGGAGGGAACGAACCTTGAGCATAGGGTAACCTGTCCTGTGGAATAGGTTCCGTTTGATCTATAGCATACGGCGCGCCACCAGAGGTTGTACCTGGAGGCTGAATGGTATTTCCTGTCGAGGTGATGTATCCCCCGCTTGGCTTGAAGACAATAAGTCTCCCTTCACCGACACCCTTCGTTGCTGTTTCTCCCATCACCGCGTCGCCGCCGCCGCTATTTACTACATTAAGCGTTACGAGCGTAGCAGGGTCCAACCCTGAAACAGTGGCAGGAACAACAGTATATCCTGATGGCGTATGAGTGGAGTCGTCCACTGTCAGACGCATAATGTTTGGTCCCTCGTCCCCACCAGTTTGAGATCCACCTCCAAGCCAGAGGTTGAGGTGAACACCATTGGGATCAGTATCACCAGCAGACCAAAGCTGGATTGCCAGAGCATGAGCCTCACTCGCTGTTGCATTCGTATGATCCAGGTTGAGTGCAGTCGTCTTTGTTTTGAGCGTTGCTGGGAAACTAATTGTACCGCTTTCGTTTGTAGCTGGGCACTCCTTCCAAGGCTTCGCTGTGTTTAAGTTCCAGCCTGTCTCTGTTCTCGTAGTTGGCCAGCCGGCTGCGGTACAATAAACCTTCTCACCATCTATTGCCCATCGTGAAGTAATCGCGGTCGTTCTCGCGTGATATGGAGATTCAAGTCTAAAATTGTCGATATATCCATCATCCCTAGAAGCAATAGTTGTCATAGTGTGCATCGACTTGATTGAGTTGGGGTCGGGGTCAATATTTCCGAAGATGAAATCTCTCGGCGCTTGGGGAATTTCATATAGAATTGTTCCGTCCGATATAAATTCAACAATGTCGCCTGCGAGATATTCAGTATCCGCTGAACCAAGAAGAGAAAGCCGGCCGGCGGCCTGAACACTCGAATCATCGTGAGCCAAAACAATATTGTTTTGAAATTTAACTGTAAATTTTGAACCCGCCTCAGGCGCGGCGTTAGCTGCCACAACAAAATTTTTGATTTCTGTATTACCAGTAATTGTGTGGAATGAGTTTATTGTTATGGGGACTATATTTGATGATGCAACAGTTATAACCTGAGGTTCAAGAACAACAACTCGGTTAGTCAGATTATTAATATCAGTGGCGTTGTCATTCACTCCATCATTAATGATATTGTTAAAGTTAGTATTAACTTCAGATGAACTAATATTGGTACCTGAAGTAAATGTTGTAGTGTCGGTACCGGGAGTTAACTGTCCAGCATATGCTAATCCAGATATACTAATCGCGACCAGAGCGGCGAGCGTCTTCTTCCAGCGCATCTATTAACTCCTTCCCTTCGGGTAAATCCTGTCCGAGTCTTTTGTCGGCAGCTTTCTTGGCTGCTGCATTTTTCTGATGGTGCAGATTAGAAATTCTCTGTTCGCCGAGTTCTTCTTGCTTTGTCTTGTCGCTTCTATTTTTCCACCAGATACCGAATAATCCGACAACTAAAGTAACTACTCCACCAATAATTGTTTCCCACATGCTATTTAGCCTTCCTTACGCGAGGTAGTCTCAACCATGTCATACACCCAGTATTTTCACATTGAACTAGAATGCCTTTACCTGGGTTGTCTTTGGCATACTGACGAATCGCTTCTCCAATCTCATCTGCTCCCACAATAGAGTTGAATCTCTCTGAATTGAACTTGGGGCGTAGAATACGATTATACACATCAGCAGGAACTTCAAATACCTCATTCTTCATAAATCTGTTGCGACGAATCAGCTTTGCTTGATCCTTCTTTCGGACTGGTGGATCATCACCAGCTTCAGCAGACCCAGCAATGCCTCCTCCACCCATACCCATCATTTCTCGTAGTTCTTCAAATGATTTCATATTTCTCGCAATCTCCTTGCGATCTCTAAATCAACCGCAATGTCCGAGTCTAAAATGTCCCTACCTTTGATGCCTCTTACTACATCAGGCATAGTTTGAAGAAACACCATAATCGTTTTAAGTGCTGACCAGTGTTCCTCCTGTATATTATAGAACAATATTCTAGTGGCTGGAATCACACCAAACACATTGTATATGATAATCACATGATTCAATAGTAGTTGTTCTTTTAACTCTCCATTTGTGGCATACCTGTTTAGTAACCTTTTGATATACTTAATACGACTCACATCATCATTATATTCCTCAATGCCAATACATTGAGGGTTCATGTATGATCTAAGCATATACATATCAATCGTGTTATCATTCAAGTCATCTGCCATAATGTAGATATGTATGCTATACTAAAATCCCCTACAAACAACATATCTTGCATTTGAATCTACTGTGCCTGTCTCTTCAATACGAAGATATGGGAATCCACTGATTCCTGTCACACCAGTATCCGTCAACGCAGCAGTCGCACCCATGACATTGGTATCTGGGACACCATCAGCATCGGAGTCCCACTGAAGAGCAATACAACTATTGGCATCTTCAGCAGTTAAACAGGCGTAAAGAGTCAATCTCTGAGCTGAAATCGAAGTATCGCCGATGTCGTGATCAAGAAAAACAGAAACAGGAGCAGCTTCAGCGTTTGATGAATAACCAATATCCCAATACCAGTTGTCTCCGTCTGTGATACTAACAGGAGCCGAACACTTGTTGGTTGGAACCTTTTTGGTATAATCTGCTGCAAACACTGGAGCTGTCATCAACAGCACGATCAACATTGTAATAAACGCGCGCATAGCTATGCTCCTTATCCAACAACGACGTTAGCTGTTGCTCCATCAACAAATGTTACGGTAGATGCAACAACACCAGTAGCATACGATGTAATATCAGATCCAGCAGGAATATTTTTTACAGTTGCGGATGATATGGCTGCTTCCGCAGAAGTATCATAGGCATCAACACCAAGCGTGCATACACCAGTCAGACCAACGGGGCTAGTAGCAGCAAATGTGCTTGTATCATATTCGACTGTAATTTGATTTGTCAAATTTCCTGATACATAAGTAGCCTCAAATGCAGTCACGGTTCCTGGCCCATCGTCTGCTGATCCACCCCATGTAAATGTGGTACTCCCTCCAGTAGCAACTGGCTGATTGAATGTAATCACCCACTTAGTACCGGAGCCACTAGCAGCCGCGGCAGCGGTAGGAGGTGTGGTTGTAAAGTCAGCAGCATTCGCAACACGAATGTCTGTAACAAACACGGTTCCGCTCTCTGACTGTGCTTGTCGGTCTGCAATGACAACTTCTTCTTTTGTTCGGCTGCGACCGTGTTGATCGGTGTATGATACTTCTCGTACCCACCCACGAGCATCCAAATAAAGATCACCAATCGGTCCATTTGGATGATTAGGCCGATCTGCGGATTGACTATCAGACAAATCCTTAAACCAATTTGGTGCTGAATTTCCTGTCCAGTTAGGCATTTTAGTTCTCCTTTACTTTCGTCGATTACGAATAGCGGACTTGAGCCGTTCTGCGCTTGCTCGCGTAATCTTACCCTTGCGCTCTCCACTCTTGGCGATGCTTGTGCTTGGTCGATTCGCAAGACTGTCAGACTTCTGAGAGTTTCTCACACGCGAATGTGACATCTTCTTACCAGATCGGATATTGGCGAGGTTATCGACACCCTTAGCTGCTCGCTCTCCGTGCTTCTTTGCAATCTGACTTCGCATCTTATCAGCCGAGCGTTGGTTCTTTACGGCTGACTTTTCCGCATCTCTCGCGCCCGAATCGGTGGTAGCCCACCGAGCATCAATACGATCGCCGGAGGCATCAGCCGCGCGTTGTGCTGCTGCTCGAATCTTTGTGGAAACCTTTAGCTCGTCAACCTGCTCGATTTCTTCGTTACAGTCACAATCAGAGCAATCAGCAGAACACTGGCACTCACCGTCACAGCAACCGCAGTTTCCTTCCTTCATGGCCTTCTTGATTGCCTTTCGGCGCTTCATTAGATACTCATCCGACTCATCAGAATCACCGTCGTTGTCAACGTCATCGTCTTCCTGACCAACTGGATCGAGCTTCTTTGCCTCAAATAATTCAATCGTATGTTCACAAACAAAGCTATCATTGGTAATTGGAACTGCGCGACCATGATCGAGCTGAACGAGTGCTTTACCAGCCGTAGGAAACTCTAAAATCTTTCCAGAATTTCCTTCATAGGCACCCTCAATAACATATACAGCTTCTCCAGCCTCGATCTGAACACCAGCAGCGTCTTCTTGCGTTGCCGATACGACACTCTTCACTGCGTCAATCAGCGAATTTGAAACAGGTTTCTTCCCAAACATAGTTATCTCCTAGTCTTTTTTATTATTGAAGAACTGATCTCGCTGAACGAGTAACAGTAATCTGTTGTAGAGTAGATCATCCTCTAAAATGTAATCGGCCATAGTTTGTGTTACCTGAAACACCATGTCCCTCAGTGTCCAGTCAACATTTGCTCGTTTCAAGTCAGAGAAAGCTCTTTTTGTAATCGGAATATCTCGATCTGCAACAAGACCAAATCTCAAAAGTGAGTTGAATCGTCTGTTATTTATAATATCTTCGGTAAGATCGTCCCAATCTTCTCGCTCCTCAAGAGCTTCAATTAGATCAAATACACCATCCTTTTCAAATCTCTCATTAACTCTCATTCCCTGTCGAGTTGCATCAAACAGCGCACGAGCCATAGTTGCCTTCGGAACACCCTTCTTGAACTCGGCAAAGTTGTCATCAGCAGCGAGCTTTCGCATTTTTGACGCACTCATTCCGGTTACATCATCTGCGTCTGGATCTCGCTCTCCTGCGGAAATGACTTTTACACTGTCGAAGTCAAAGTCCTTTCCGTTGTATCTCTGAAGCATATTATCAAATTCTTTGACACGATCTGCGCCCACAACCATCACGAGATTATCATAGCTGTCATCGAGTTCCTGAGCAATCTGAACGATGTTCTTCGCATTCGTCTTTTGTATTACGTTACCGAAAAAAGACTTTCCAAACTTGATTTTCTGATCATATGTCAGAGGATCTTTCTTCTGATTCTGAGTGTGGGAAAGAAACACCAAAGGCGTTCCTTTCTCTTTCTTTGCGATCTTCTTGACCGTATCCACCACGAGCTTGTGCCCAATGTGAGGAGGATTAAATCGACCGAATGTGACTACTGCGGTACTCATTTTGGTCCACCTCTCCGATATGCTTGAAGTCTCTCAAGTTCAGCTTTTCGGACGCCAGGAAACATTCGTTTTGCTAGGCGCTTAATAGCAGCAGATCGCTGATCCACTTTCTTTTCAATCGCGGTTCGTGCTGCAAACGGAAGATCGTCTTTTTTCTTACCTCCAAGAATTTTCATCTCGATCTTCTTTCTAGCCTGCTTCATTGCTCGCTTTTCTAGCTTTTCTTTTGGTGCGAGTTTCTTCTGGGCGCGTTCTCGTGCTATCTTGATTCTGGCTTTTGACCGACGGAACACCATTCGCCGCTTCATTCGTTGAGCAGTCGTTAGGGCTTCTTGTAGCTCCTCGCGCATTTCAGACAGGTCTTTTGCCATAGTGTCTCTATTTATGTGTTACGGTAACTCTACTTGTCCCAATTCTTGGCTACTGTGAAGTTGAGATGAGAGAACTCCAGTCTATCCACAAGTTTAACTGCGTTTCCGCTCATTCTGTCAATCGCAACAAATCCTTCTGGTGTAGTCGCACGATAGCCGTCATTCACCTTCACAAAGGTTCTCGCCATTCCTCCAGCAGTGTTGAGTTTTCTTACCAACATATTCTTTGCTGCCATGATGTTAATTTGAAACTCAATGACACTTCGTAGGGTAACTTCGATCTCCGCAATAGCCCGCAAATGCTCCTTCAGGAGCCGACGCTTCTCTTCGATCTTCGCGGGGCTCTTCACCTTCGCAATCACCTTCGTCTCCCAGTAGTTCTTGAAATACTCTCTATATTCTCTGGTATGCTTACGCGGATCTGTAATCGTCTTGCCCTGACGAATCAGACTATTGGTATATGTGGCAAAAGAAGCTCCAGAAACCGATCCAGACAACGATTGCTGAAACGTCAGAAACTTTCGTAGAGCTGGCCCGGGAATCTTTTGAAATACTGTTCCCGCACGAGACAGATAACGAGTGACTTCAGTTGTTTCCTTCGCTGTCAGTGTAGCTGTTCCTGATACGTCACGATAGTCTGCGTTATCAAAAAACACACTACCCGTTCTTCGTAGCTTAGACACATCAGCACCAAATGAGGCTGTCATGTCCTGTAGCGTGTCACCCGTATATGTGGTATGAAAGATGACTCCTATTTTACTTTTCTTCACTCGCTTGGCCAGAGCAGAATTGCTTGGAATAGCATATGTGATCGTATTCGGAGTAAATGTCACATGACTCACACCATCAAAGTCTTTCTCTTCTAAATCACCAGGCCCATACAGCATGTCACCTTGAAGAACAATTCCCTTTGGTATATTCATCTTTTTGAGTTCATCAAATGCGATACTCAATTTGTCCTGTAATCCAGAACCATATTGTGACAGATCAGCTTTCGATTTGACATACTTGGGTGTCTTGTTGAACACTCCTTTGGTTCCAACAAAAAACTTTCCGTCTTCTGGATCAATGCCAGCAAAAATCGCAGGTGCGCCATCCCATTTGACTGTTATGTTGACTGATTTCTTGCTCTGCCCGGCTAGCATGTCTCGAACCGAACGCAGAAAGTTGATCGAATCACGACCGCCAGTCACCCCATTCAGAAGAATAAGCTCTTCCAAATGAGTCATATGAAGGTTCTTTTGCCCCTTCTCTTCAACAATATATTGGCGGAATGATTCCACTTAACAATCCCACTTTCTCAAAGCAAGTGCCTTGCGTGTTGGGCGACCTTTCTCATCCTTCATTGGTCCGGGCATTCCACCCATTCGAGCGCAGAATGACTTGCGACGCTTCGCAGCCTTTCCACCCTTGCTCTTCTTTGCTTGCGCTGCGGAAACGGGAGCTTTCAGATCGCTGCCGGGATTCTCGCGTTCGTATGAAGCACGACCCTTTGCGTTCAGACCACCTTCCTGATTCTTGCCTTCCTTGCGTTGCCACGCAGCAGACTTCTCGTCAACCTGCTCGACCTCTTCGTTACGTCGCTTTGCTCGCTCTCGCTCAACCTGCTTCCGAAGCTGGATTTCTCGCTTGGTATGAGCAATACGCTCATCCTTCTCTTTATCACTCATTGGTCGGAAAATTGGACCCTTTCTGCGATCTCCATCTTTCCTTCGATACTTCTCGCCAGCCTTCATGTGCGCCTTGAGCTTATCTGCCGCAGACTTCTCGTCAAGAGCGACCATAATCGCCTCGTCCACCTTACCCTTGGACTTGCGCCAGCCTCCACCCTTCTTCTTATATTCCTTTGCTGCCCATGCGTTAGCATATGCTGAAGGATACACATCAAACTTTGAACGGGTCGTTGCGAGAACAGAAGACCACAACTTAGGGTTTGTAGGAACATTCTTCTCTTGTAGTTCCGTGCGAAAATCGTCGAATGACTTACTCATTTCTTGTATTCCTCTCTTGTTAGGATCTTTGTCCGTCACGCCTGTCTTTACATTGATAGGCTTGTTTCCTTTACCACTAATATCTTTCTTTCCTTTGCCTAGCTCGCGCTGCTTTGCTCGCTTGCGTAAAACAAAGGACTTGACACCCTTCTTTCCTAGCTTGGCTGCTTTCTGCTTGGATAGACACGCAGCATAAGGCTCACCTGGCTTGCTGTCACCGCACTTTCCAGCTTTCTCGCCTTTGCTGTTGTATCGATCCCATCCAGGCTCTCCACCAGCAGATTGCTTGTGGAACCATTTACCAAGCCCTGAGTTCTTATATACTTCGTCTAATTTGACCATAACGTGTTATCCCATGTAGCGCAATCCCAAGTCGATCCCGCAGAAAGAGGGCCGACATGAGCTACACCGTCTCTGTGTGTGATTCTTGTATACGGATACATATCCCCACCCTGAAGAGGAACATCTCCGTCTGTTAGAGCAATATATGAACAATAGTTGTCATAATAAGTTGATGCAACATGAATGTATCCTTGAAGTTCATCGTGTGTCCAGAAATCTTGATATGGCCCAAAAGTTCGGTACCGGACATCTCCGGCTGCCAAAAGTTCTGTCGTTGAAAACAAAATAGCAGAATTTAGTGCTGTTGTTCCGCCTCCTGGGTTATGCACGTCTAAATCGAAACAGCGGCCGCCGCCTTTGTCTAACCGTCGAAATATCTCACAGGTGCGAGCAAAAGAATTTGTTGCCAACTGTTGAAATTGGACATGACTTAGGCATCCAGATGTAATTTGCCCGGAAAGTGTGCTACAGGTTCCATTTGGATCTTCGAGCGGATCGCCCGCGACCGCACCAAGACTCCCATAATCACATGAAGCGACGTTGTTGGATGGGAAAGGAGTTCTCCCACTATCGTCAATAAATCCACCATAAGGAGGCATACCAAAAGTATTCTGTTCCACCTGTCTAGTTTCATCGGGGAACCTACCATTTGACTGAAGCCCAAAAGTACGATTTTGTTGAAAACACGCACTATTTCGAATCCCTTTCGCCTGGCCTGTAGAATTGTCCAACCACTCTAGTAAATGATCAGTTGATGGTTGCAACAGCCAGTTATTCGGCGTAGTCCTATAGCCATCCCATGTTTCAACTATACCTGTATTTTGTATACCAACAGAATATGCTGCGATAGCCATTGTCGCACCCAATCCAGTAATTCCCTGATATTCTTTACGTTGTCTAGCATCAAAACTTGCAAGTGGAAACACAACATTTACTGCCCAAAAAGCAAGAGTCTGTCGATCGGAAGATTCCCATTCATTAGTTTCAGTATATCCAGCCTCCTCAATCAGCCATGCTGCTTCAAGTATCTGCGGAATAGCAGACGAAATTGCAAAAATACACCCATTTTGAAGCATTACTTCAGGGACTTCGAAAATTCCCCCAAATCCCGTTATGTTAGTAAATTCTAATATGCGTGTCTTAACAGCAGAAAAATAGGCATCTCCTGTTCCGGGTGAATTAATATCCAGTAAAGCACCGTATAGTGCCATGGCTAGAATGTCTGAAGCAGCACCATCAAGATCGTATTCCGGGCCCAACCCGAGCGCGCCAACGGGAATGCATGTTGGCTCTGGAATGTAATCCCATTCCCAATCTCCAGCATCAATAGAATATGCCCAGCTATCTTTCGCGGCACCCGCATCTGTGGCCAGTAACCCACGATCAGTAGTAACAGGTCCAGTTCCGCCTTCATTAACCCAGAGATCATGGAATCGAGTAAGTTCTTCTATATTAGTTTGCAAACCCTGTTCTCTAGGCACAGCACTAGTCCCGCCACCAAGGTTGAGGCTAATAAATGATCCGAGTTGAAGAACAGCAACAATACAGACCAGTATGTAAAATAGCTTACGCATTGAACTACTCCAATGTTTCTGACGACCCCACAGGTCTTAAAGCACGAACATCTATTCCAGTCTCAATAGACTTGCGTTCAATACTATCACCCCAAAGACCGTAATGCGCTGCCCAGCGATTACTGTGAATAGTGAGTCTATAATCCATCCTCTCGACTTGCTCTTCAAGTTGTTCCTCAACCTCTTCAAGCCGAGCGATCTGATCGTGAAGCTCATCAATGCGATTCAAAAAAGCACGATAACCTTCGACACTAGCAAAAAGAGCGCCTATAATTGCAATCACACCAGTAATGATTGTCATATGTTTTCCTAATTCAATACTCATTTACTCACTCCTCACAATAGACCAAGGATCAATAGAAACTTCAATCGGGGTCGCAAGCGGAACTGTACCATACTTGATTCTTACCCTTGCTATATTTATGTCCCCTGCTTTGAATGTAATTGAGTCATTACCGCTTTTGTCCATGACGACCTTCTGTGTCTTCAGGGCTGTTCGCTTTTCGTTCTTCTTCGGATTTGTGATCGTGACTTTACCAGATCCATGCCCCGTCACTTGAACATAACCCAAAGAATGGGTGTTATCACCTAACAGTTGGGTGGAAATGAACTGCTTCAGTTTGGGTTGTGGTAGCATGTCTAGTTTACGATATAGCGTATTTCTAATGTTCCGAAGTATTACGCTGCGCTCTTCGTTCGCCTTCTTTGTCATAATAGGATTTCCTCGAATCTCTTCCTTCCGGCGAATAGGCTGATCCGATAGGTTGTATTTGTCAATAAATCGCTGCTCTGCTCTGTTTCGGGTGTCCACGAGATTGGTCTTGAGCGCAGAGTCAATCGTACCAAGCCCTGCTGACTGATAGACAATCTCTCTTCCCTGCCCGGTACTCTTCGCAGAGACACCAAATGTCTTTCCGTCAGTAAATGTCACGATCAAATCCACAGCGTTGGGCGAATCAGATGTCGTTCTGCCCACCCACTCGACTGTCTTGATCTTACCGAAACCTTGTTCATCGAACCAAGTTCTCAGCTCGGGTGCCATGGTCTTCGCTCTGCGTTCCTCCTCTGCGTATTCTTCTGGATCGAGTGCATCGCGACGAACCTTGAGAGCTTTCTTGACTTCTGATGAGTTGATAATACTATCCCATGATCCTGCGAGCTGAACTCCCAGAACGATCTCATTCGCATCTCCGCGAAAGGTATTATTCTCTGTCAAGAAGTCGTTGAATGTCATGTGATAACCAAAGACCCGGCGGTCGGTTTGGTAACCACGACCAATCGTGATCTTGCAGTATTGCCTTTTTTGAAAATGTACGGAAGACCCTTGCCATTCAGCATGAATCTTTCATCAAGCTCACTTGTGTAGTAGAAGCCTACATCTCTTCTTCTGATTCTAAAGTAAATGTTAGGGTGTTCGCGAACGTATGTGGCAACGGAAATGAAGTTTCCGTTCGTGAATTTTAGAGTTCCCTTTTTGCTGTCTACCTCAAATGCAACATCCATGTCACCGATATACATATAGTCAACGGGACCACCCATCTCCGTCGTTCCGACGAACATCTTCTTGATGAAATCGGTAGAATCAACCTTAACGAAAATGTCAGACAATTTTGTGTGCGATCCGATCTCAAATCCTTCTGATTTCATTGATTCGCTGAGTGCTTTGTTGAATATCTTGTGCATATAGGCTGCGTCCATCCTATACATTCCCTCCAATCCACCACCAGCCACAGACGGAGCAGATTCACCCTTATTTGAAACCCCTAACTTTGTCCCTCTCCTGTGTACCCAAACATCAGCATATGGTTCTTTTCCATACTGATTCGTTCCATCATTTTTACTAGCACCAGTTACCCCTGTGATCTTGGGATACTTATTGTTCGCGTTCAGAATTGTGATTGGCTTTCCATATGAATTGTAGAAATTGGTGATCGCCTCGATCACACCAAATTCTTGTCTCTCTTGAGGTCGGATTCCAGCTTTACCCGATACTTTAGTTGTTCCTGATGTTAGTTTTTGGATACATGAAATCTTGATGTATCCAATCGTCCCGGCTAGATTGACTCTAGCGTAAGGAACCCTTCCTGGCCCTGGATAGGTTCCGGTGTCGAGAAGTTTCAGACTCACCCCTTTGGCAAATTTGGCGATCTTCCTGTCGCGGTCATCTAGGATGTCCCCAGCCTTGTCGGTTTTGAATGTCTTTTTGAGCATATCTTTGTTACCAAGAATATAGTAATCCCAACTGGTCATTTCTGTTCCAGTCTTTATTGCTCCATAATTTGCCATGACAAATCCTCCCGATAACCTCCCCTATTTATGCCACAGCAGGACCTGAAAAAGCCCGCCATCCGAAGATAGCGGGCTGTGAATCAATCAGATTCGTGCTATGCGTTGCGTGCGTTACCGACGTTTGCGCCAAGCAGATTAACGAAATCCAGAATCTTCTGAATAAGCTCATTATCGCTGTCGTTCGGTGTCATGGTCGCAACGATAGCAGCAATACCAACAACACCTGTAATAATCTGAAAGATGTTGCCAATGTTAGCTGTTAGCCATTCCATGATGTTCTCCTTTTGCAAAAGGTGAAGGATCAATCCTCCACCCGTATTTAGAGTACCTTGATCCCAGAAAAATCTCTCCCAGACTCTCGACTGCCGAACTCGGTCTTATCGAATGCAGGGCCATCGTCCACATCCTTTTGAGCCGATTGCTCACAATCATACAGTCTCATTTTGCTCCGATCCACGCCTACCACGAACTTCGCGTTCTCGGTAGGGTCGTTGTAGCGATTTTTCAACTGTTTGATCATCAACTGGTTCAACTGCTGAAGCTCGTCGTTAGTGATGATTCCAAGAAACAAGTCCGCAGTAGCCGGGAGCCCAAAGCTCTCGGATACATTTTCCATCGCAATGTCACTCGATCCATATCCTTCTCGATTGACTTGGGTTGCGGAGATGAGAATAACCTCTCGCTCCACGGCAAGACCGCGAAGCTCCTCTGCGATGCTTTTAATATAAGTGTATGAGTTCACGTTTGCTCCGAACTTGAAACGAGATGACATACAGATGTTGAGATAATCGACAAAGATAATCTCGGGCTGCCAATCCTTCTTCAGCTTCAGCTCGTTGAGCAGATGACGGAAGTGAGCAGATCCAGCTTGTGAAGTGGGATACTCTTTTACAATTAGTTTGCCGTCCGTTTTCTTTCTCAGCTTCCCGATCTTCTCGTCATACTTTTCTTTGCTCAAGTGCTGAATATCCTTGATAGGCACGTTCAGCAGGTTTGCATCAATACGCTCAGAGATGCGCTCCTCCGCCATTTCCATCGTGATATAAAGAACGTCTTTGCCTTGAGCAAGATACGCTGCTGCCATATGACACATAACAAGTGTCTTACCAGTTCCGGGTCCACCCATCAGAACATTGAATGTTTTCGGAACCAATCCACCGTTTGTGATCTTGTTGAAATAATCAAGGTCAAACGGAATGTGCGTTTCGGTGTTGTGATAGAAGTTAAATCGTTCGTCTGCGTCTTCAAGATAATCATGCCCGACGTTGGTATCAAAAGAAACACCCAGAGCTTTCGATAGAATGTCGGGAATAGCCTCCTTCGTCACCTGCCCTTGCCCGTCCAGAATAGCAATACTCTCACGCACAGCATTGAACACCGCGCGATCCTTACAGAACTTCTCTGTAGTATCGACGAGCCAGTCAGCGTCGGGGGCCGGAGCATTGGAAGAGATTTGATTCAATGTCTCTTGAATATCTTTGAACTCAGTCTCGGTGATTCCACGTTTTTCATTCAAGTCAATCGCAAGCGTCTCTGGAGTTGGGGACGCATTATATTCCGAAAAGAACTCAACGATTTGTTCAATGATGGTTCGCTCCGCCTTGATGCTGAAATACTCAGGATCAATAAACGGAACGACCTTTCGCGCAAAGTCCTCGTTACGGACCAGGTTGCGAATGATTGTGTATTCCACTCTATCCACTAAAAAGTTACCTTTCTCTTGATGGTAAGGTTTCCATCTTCATCTTCTGTTTCGGTTACTTCCGAGTTGTCGATCGCGGTCTGAACAATGTCCATCAGAATATCTCCGATCAATCTCTCAAAGTCCCACTTGACTTCATCCTCAAAAGTCTGCTCCTGTAACTGTTCAGGAACAACAAGAATATCATAGACGAAGTTGGCTGTCAAATGATCATCACTCTCTTCATTTACCTGTAGCTTCACTTTACCGTACCGATAAATGACACCCTCAAATGGCTCTTCTTTCAGACGAATACACCAAGCATCTTCTGTGCCATCGAGATCAGGGACCATCTCGTATCGTTCACTCACCTTGCTCATCGGTTTCCTCCTCTACAATCGCAGACCCATAACAGAACTTCGCTTTACAAACGCCGTCGATCGCATCCAACACTTCCTTTGTGAAATACTTCTCCGGGTTCTTTAGGATCGTCTTGCCGAACTGGGTTGTTCCATCAGGCAGCTCGAACTTGGTTGACATCTTCTTGAACACACCAGCTTCAACAGCCAACTCAAGAAGCCCATAGTGTCGCGACAAACCACTATCGTAGCGAAGCAACACATCAATCATCATATTTTCTTTGGTCAATCGGCTCTTCTTGTTCAGACAATGAATGATGTTTCCAACAACCTCAGTTCCATCCTTCTCCTTCTTCTTTGAAAGAAACACGATGTAGTCAGAGGCATACTTCAGACCAGCGCCACCACTCATCTCCTTCGTCGAGAACATACCCATTGTCTCGTAGGTGTGATTGGTGACGATCATCGGAACACCAGCCTTACCGAGCTTCAACGTCAACACACGAAAGGTTGCACGAACGAGCTGCGCTCGCGTCATGTCTCGTGTCTCTTTACCTTCAGCGGTATCCTCAATCTCCTTGGTCGTCGAGAGCATTCCGAGACTATCCAAACAGAACATCATCGGAGGGCGATCCTTCTCGGCTACCTCCAGATACTTGTCGAGAATCGTAACAGCTTGATGCCGAAACTCCTGAACGGTCGCGACCGGAACAGAGATAACACGATCAGGATCAATGTCACGCTCGATCAACATCTGCTTCGTAATGGCATCCTCACTCTCAAAGTAGAAGCACGCACCTTCAGGATTGTCTTTAAGAAATTGTTTGACAATACCCAGAGTGAAAAACGTCTTACCAGTAGAACTCTCACCAGCCAGCGCGACGATCTTGTTATTTGGAATGCCACCATAAATGCTTCCGCTCAAAAGAGCATTCAGCACATACGAACCAGTATCCACCCACGCTTCAACATCACCGAACTCATTTACATCAGGATTGATCTTACTGATCGACCGTGTAATGTCTTTGAAAAAACTCATCTTTCACCAAGCTCCCTAAAATATTCAACCAATTCTCGGTATCCGCCGATCACTTCATTTCCAGCATATACCTTCGGAACAGTCAGAGGTTGTTCCATACCTTCAAATATATGGATGAACTCATCCCGACTAAGATCATCAGGAACATTCAGCACATCAACGGGAACATCATACGTCTTGAACAACGCCTTTGCTTTTACGCAATATGGGCAGTTGTCTTTGCTGATCATCATATAGTAACTCACGAGAAGAATGCCTCCAAAGTGGATTTGCGTTCTGTTTGCCATCCAATCGTATCGAGAATGATTTTCAACGGTTCGACGAACGCCTTATCGAACTGAGTGTCATGGTCGATCACATTGCTTAGATTAAACTCAGCCGGAATGCGCTCATCAGGGAACGAGATGACCGGAGCCATGGCTTCGTTCGGTTCACGAAGATGAACAAACTTGAGCTTGTCGCCGTCACGAATCTCTTCATACTTCTTCGCAACACCACGCTCCTCGCGCATGTGATTATATATCAATGCTCCCTTGACATGAATCGGAGTGCTTTTCTTCCAAATGGTATCTGCTGACCGATACTTTCGCAGACCATTAACGCCACGAGGAAACGCAATATCATCCAAAGGCAACGTCTTGAACTCCTTACGAAACGCTTCAATGAAATCAATCACATCGCTTTCGGTATGGGTCAGAATCAGTCGCATCACTTTCTTGAGATTGTCCCGGCAAGCTGCCGGAGTCGAAGACTTGACTGCTTCCAGACCCATGATCTTCAGCTTCGGCTCATCGTAGCGCACACCTTCGCTATCATGGACGTTGAGCATGTAACGCTTCTTGGCGACCCACACTCCACGATCCGCGATGACCTCTCGTTCCATATCCATCTTCTGTTCATAGGCATTCATCGTATCGGACAACTCCTGATACGACTTGTCAATGAAAGGTTGGATCTTTTTCTGGCACAGACTGTCAAGGAAATCAATGACCTTGCTTGTTTCAGGGAGATTGTCGCCGTAGAACTTATCCACTACAGGCTTGAGATTCAGATAAACCGAATCTGTGTCACCCGCGATGACGAACTGGTTGTCCTCTGTTCCACATGCTTTGTTCAGAAACTCATTCAATCGAGTCGCGATCCAACGAATAGAAAGCTGCCCGGACATTGTGATCGCTTCTGCTTGTCGCAGATCATAGTGGCGAAAGTATTGATTCCCCAAAGCGCCATAAGCTGAGTTGAGCTGAACTTTTCTAGCAAGCTGAAAGTTTTTGAACTTCGCGATCTTGTTCTTGATCGCATCACGTTCAGCCAGCCCACCGGTACAATCAACAAGCTCCTGCTCTGCTTCAATCATCGACCGCTTGTATTCCTTGCGCTGATTATACAACATCTGCATCATCTCAGGGAGAAATCCACGAACATCGCGCCGGAATGTGTGACCATTCGCAGCAACACAAACATCCGAGTTTTTGAACGATACCTTGCGATCAATCACATCCTGAATGCTAATTTTCTCGGTATGTGAAGTCAATGTCTCCGGCGAAATGTTATACATCATAATCAAATGCGGATACAGAGACGCAAGGTCGAAACTCACAACCCAGTCGTGCATACCAGTAATGGGTTCAGCGACATAAGCACCCGCATACTTTTCATCCTTCTTGGACTCCTTCTTTTGCGGAATGACAATGTGGCGCTCCATCAAATAGTTGTGGATCATCACATCCCACATACGCACTTGCGAGAACACATCGTTGAGATTGACTTTCGCAGAGTAAGCCAGAGCATAGGCTTGCTCAATGAACTTCATCTTTGCTTCAAGCCGCTCGATAAGCTCAACGTCTTGAATGTTGTAGTCGATGAACTTCTGATAGTCGTTGTCATACAAATCATGTAGAGTGCCATACTCGGAGTAGTCAACCTTCTCCTGCCCCAACTCGATATATGCGATATGGTTCAGCTTGTAGCTCGATTGCTGCGTGAAGGTGAACTTCTTATAAAGCTCAAGATAATCAAGAATGGCAATTCCAACAAGTGTCATAGCCATTTGTTCACGTCCATGAATGATCGCGTTGCGCGTTGTGAAGTGCCCCCATGGAGACAGCTTTCGCGCGGTATCCAGATCAAACACATTCGTAATACGATTGACCAGATATGGAATATCAAAGAACTGAACATTCCATCCAGTCACAACATCCACATCCAAAGCACGCCATGTCGCAATGAACTGCTGAAGAAGATCCTCTTCGTCTTCCGCAAGGTAATACTCAACATTACCCTGTCGAACGTCATAGTCCTTCAGACCGAAGACGTAATACTTTCCAGCACTCTTTAGAGAGATAGCAGTAATCGGCTGATCCGCATCAGCGGGTTCAGCAAATCCGTTTCGGGTTTCAACCTCGATGTCCAGATACGCTACACGAATCAAATCAGCATTGTAATCAATCGTCTTGGGAAATGCTTTGTTGATGAACTCGTATTGCGGGGGAATGTTGCCATACACATTGAAGTTAGACATTCCCTTATAGCGGTCGATGAAATCACGAGACGCTTTGATGCTCTCTTGAGGACGCGGAAGCACGAAAGTCCCATCCAACGCCTGCCATCCGGTAGGTTCGTTAGACGGGACATATAGAGTGGGCTTGAAGTTAGCACGCTGCTGAACCCGTCGCCCATCCTCGTAACCGCGATAGAGTAGCTTCCCTTTGAAGTTTTCTACGCTAGTGTAAAGTCTGTCAACCGACATCAATCACTTTCTTGTTGTAAAATTCGAGAGTTTCATCCGAAGGTTCATAGATGAACAGAATATGATCGGCTCTTATATCTACCTTTTTATCTTTGGCATATACAAGGATATTGATAACACTAACTCTTTCTTTGTTCTCTTCGTCTTTATAATACACCAACGAAAGAGGATTTTCAAGTGTATAATACTCATCTCGATGAAGTTTTGATACTTTGGCAATGATCGGAGCGGACCCGCTGATAGGATGAATCACTTTCACTTCACTCATTTTCTTGTCCTCCATGATATACAAGTATCGGAAGCTGTAGCTTCGTTAAACTATCGACCCTGCCTGTTGGTGGCAAGTCGTTTGCAATTTGAAAATCAATAACTGCTTGAGCAGTTTCATTACCAAACACGCCATCAACATGAACCATTCGTTTTCCATTGGAACCTAACCAATGATTTAGTTGCCGCTGAAGTTGAACAATCGCAACTCCGGTATCGAACAGTTCAAGTGCAGCCGTAATGTCTGTTCTATTTCCTCCAAGCACACCATCAGCATCGAGCTTTAGATAATGTTTGTAATCAAAGACTGGGCACGATTTGTTTGATACTTCACAATGCCCATGAAAGGTAACATTGCCGTTGTGTGCGTGATTGATCTCGTAACACAAGTGAATCAATGAATCGAGCTGAACTAAACGAAAGTCTGTCTGTCGTAATCCTGCCAAACAAATCGCAACTGATCCTGTGTTGTGCCCCTTCTGTGCTGCTGGCTTCTTTTCAATGTCTCGACCATGCCATATCTTTCCTTCAAAATCAATGAAGTAGTGATAGCCGATCTCATCAAACCCTCGCTTACGATGCCACATATCAATCACATCAACACGAGCATGTTCAGGAAGACCCGAAGCAGAGCAATGAAGAAATACCTTGTTGATGATTCGCGTCTCTGGTTTTCGATAAAGCGGTGTTGTCGTCGGCGGCCGCCCATCCATAATCATATCAGTTTACTCCTGTAGAACCAAATCCTCCCGCCCGAGTTGTCTTCCGCGCAGGAGGTTCCATGATCTCTTGAGGATACGCAATGTAATTTTCGACAAGCTCAGCCTGACATACACGCTCTCCATGATTAACGGTAAACTGATGATGCCCAAGATTGATGATAGGAATCTTCACTTCTTCCACATAATCAGAGTCAATCACACCCTCTGCGTTGATAAGTGTGATGCCGTTCTTAATAGACAATCCCGACCGAGGATGAAGCCGAATGCTATACCCGTCGGGAATGTCAAAAATGAGCCCGGTGCGAATTAAAAGTCTCTGCCCTGGATCAATGATGTAAGAACCATTCGGACAATATGCTCTAATATCAACACAGGCTGAACCAGCGGTTGCGAGCGAGGGATGCTCGACTTCATCAAACATTCTATAATAACGCACTATCACTCCTCAAGGTTATTCATTGCATTTCTCACTTCAACGGCCATTAGACTCATTGCCCATTTACCGTTACGAGTATTCGGAACTTCCAACTCCTCTGCTGCCTCGACTGCAAACTTCCGGCCGCGAACACGAGAGAAGAACTGTCCTTTCGCATCTCCAAACACAGGCTTTCCGACAACGTGCTTCTGATTGTAGTCAGGAAAGGCGTTGCTGCGCTTCGACGTTCCGTATAGGTATCCCTTCTTACCGAAGGGAACGCTCAGGATACTATCCTGATCGTATAGACGACCGAGCTTGATAAGATCGCGCTCAAGCTCTCCGCCATCATCACCATCAACCTTGTGATTGGCTACAAAGAATGACTCTTCTCCGACTTCGCGCTCGTCTTCACTTCCGAAATTCTCCATGTAGCTACCCTTCACCTTGATGACCGAGTAACCTTTGTCGAGAAGATAGGCTAAAACTTTCTTGTTATTGGCCTTGTTCTCGGCCCTGGATCTACCACCACGCTCAGCCGTTACTGCGCCAACAGCATACTTTTGCGTTTTCTGATAAATTCGGGTAAGACTTGCTTCAAGTAGAGTTTTCATTTCTATCATTTCCTATCGTATACTTAGACACGAGATTCCATTGTGCTTTTTCTCGATGTGGCACAATCTTGATGCTTCTCATTGAGAGCTTTTCATCAACATCATCGACTAAATCGACCAATCCCCACTCTGCGAGCAACGCAGCGATTGTATTTCGCCTTTGTGCATCCTCATCCGTGAAGTTCGTTCGACCACTTTTGCCATCGAGAATAAACAATTCCTTGAAATGTAGTATAGCATATCTTCCACGCTTATGTAATATATGACAGGATTGACTCAGTGTCATATTTTGCTTGGATGCTATACCAATTCTTGTAAGGGTTTCTTTGACCTTCAGGAAGTTTTCATCATTCGGTAACGTAACTTCAACACCCAGTCCATTGAAAATATCATCATCTGCCATTTTGTCACTCCTTCCTCGGAGTGACTATTTAGCGAATCTTACCCTTACCGCCAGTGTTGAGTTTCTGACGCAACTCTGACATTTGCTCTGGTGTGAGCAAATCGGCAACTTCCATTGCACGCTGCGAGGAATACCCATACACCTGCTGAATGACCTTCACATCGTCCTCAATGTTCGCTTTGTGCCATCGACTAAATCGGCTCTTCTGACGAACGGCTGTTCGTAGATAATCGAACTGGAGCTTATGGTCGATCCAATGTCTTCGGTTCATCTCATTTGCGAACAATACGGTATCCGAGAAGTAACTCAGAGTCCGATTGATCGGAAACGGAGGATACTCTTTTTCCGCAAACTCGTCTTCGTCCATCAACGGCTGCTTGCTCTTATTGATGGAGGTGAGAAAATCACCCAACTTCATCTATTCGTCTCCATGTGCCATGTAGAAACTCGTGGGCAGACATATGATCGTGAATGATCGGAATGTTGTGGTCTTGGGCAAACTCAAACTCAATTTGAGTGCCTGTTCCCTTCTCCCAGCCCGGTGCTAAGAATAGCATATCTGAACGAGAAATCAACACCAGATCCTTGCCAATACAGTCCTCATACTTCATTAACCCACGATCATACGCCCACATATCCATCTCCAGCGGGCATATAACTGCCCACCCGAGATTGGTAAACACAGCAGAGTGATACCGGAGGAGGTCGCGATTCTTTTTTTGATCCTCCTCCGGTAACTTACCACCATCACTAAATCTTCCACCAACATAGATTAGCGGCATTTGCTTGATGCGTTCATCGTAGAACGATTTGTTGTAAATGTCACTCATTACAGCCCCAAGTGTTTGACCATGTGGCATGTTTGATGAAGCATTTCACAATTAGATTCCACAGTATCTCCACCCACAACAACCGGAATGATGTGATGTGCGTGCGATTCGTCCAAGGTTAGCGGCTTCTCGCACCCAGAGCATACATTTCCCTGATTACGCAATACTCGCATTTTCACTGCTCGGGTAAAGAATCGCTTCTGCCCCTTATTTACCAGATTAATTCCGCATACCTTATGATCGAAATTGTTGTAGTTTTCCGAAAAATACTCCCTTAGAATGTCATTCTTGAGCTTCCACTCTTCTTCATTCTTTCTTCCGCAGGCCTTTGTATATGCAAAATATTTCGTATCCTCTTCAGGATTTTCGCGCATATATTCGTGCGCTTCAATGAAGCTCGAAGCGAACAATCCATAATCTTTAATCAGCTTTCCGATCTTCTTTTCCTGCCAATTCTCAATCCCCAACATGAACATCGCAATGCCTTCGATCATAATAGGAGTGGTGAAATCCTTACGACCCTTTGGTGCGGCTCGCAATACCTTATTCAATTCATCCAAAAAATCATAATACTCTGTCAAAATTTTCTTAGACAACCCATCTTCACGATTCTGAATCATCTGCCAATATCCAGGCCCATCATTCTTACTGCGAAGAAGTCGAAGCACTCCTTGATCATTCATGGACATGCTATACGCTGAATAGATACTAGAATCATTATTCGGATCATTCTTCTTACAAAAAACCATAAACATCTTTGATGCAAAGTCAATCCGATTTTTGAGACTGGCTGTGTGGTACCATTCTCCTCTTTCAAAATCAGCCCACAACGGGTGTCTCTGTTTTCGCTTCAATGGAAGCTCATCAAAGATTTCAGGAATCTTATACTCATCCTCACCCTCCCACCGTTCTCCGAGCCCAGTGGTTATACGAATGATGTTCATAGCATCGTTCATATAAGCATTCATCACTTCATATACACTAAGGGGGATTCCCGAATTTAATTGACGGAATAGTCTGGCGCGCTCTTCTGCTGTAGCATTGAAATAGACATATATGTGCAATTCATATTCCAACAAATTCTTTCTATCGGATAGAGACAGATCACGAAAATATACAGTCTTACCCTCCCATTCAATAGAAACTCTATTTTGAACAAACTCGATGAGATGAGTTCTGCGATGGTTCGCATCCTCAATCCAATACTTTCCCCTTTGTCCTCGATATTTCCCGGTCTTTCCCGTTTGTTCGCGATACTTATCTACAAGATGGAACGGTCCAATGGGTTCTCCTATTAGAACTGATCTAAGAATAGGCTCACGCAGTTTTAACTTTGCAGCCGTATCACAATATGCACGCTGATTTAGAGAAGGCTCAACATTCCATGCAGTAAGTGGATCGCCCATGAATTCACCAACCGTAATTGTAATCAGCTTCCAATCTCCTCGTCCCAAACCCATATTAAAGAATCCTTTCAAACAAATGGTCATACACAAAAAGTGTGTAGTCATGCTGTAAGCCTAGCTTACGTTGATTTTTTACGTTACCTGTTTTTGTTTTTTGTGAGTGCAGTTCCGCCATCAACTCACCAAGTGCAAAGACTGCCTGTTGGGTATCACATCCAGCCACTCTTTCTGTGATATAGTCTCGCATCTTATTATCGAGCCATTCCCATTCAGTTTTCGTCATTGGATCGTCGAACTGAGATTTGACTGGCCACTTTACATATTTCAATGCACCCATCATCCCCTCACTTGAACTTAGCGTCCACCATTAGTTCGGTTAAACAGGCTACAAGATTCAACTCACCATCTGCACAGAAGGCGTGCTTGTAACTGTAGTCCGCTAACGTAACCACAGTCTGCGGAATGCTTTCCGGTTCGATATATTCATACAATGAATCATAAATCTTACGGAAGATTCGCGTCGGGTCATTGTCGATGTTTTCAACAACCCACTTTCGCATGGACTTGAAGTCCTTCTCACGCAGGGCTCCCATCAGCGTCTTGATAGAAACATCAGCAACTTGTACCAGAATACCAGTATCAATTTTCCCACTGACTGAATATCGTTGAAGCTCATTGATTACTCGCCTGAAATCAGGGAAGTGCTTCTTGATAAGCTCCGCGATAACTCTGCGGTCGAAGTCGATCCCCTCGCTGGTCAGAACATGCTCCATGCGAGCCATAAACTGGCTTGCAATCTGAGGCTTGTCTGCATTGTTGATACGAAAGTCGATCACGCTACAGCGAGAGTGAATGGGATCAATAATTCGATTCTTGTAGTTACAAGTGAAAACGAATCCGCAGTTTCCAGAGAACTCCTCGATGAACCCACGAAGTGCAGGCTGCGTCGAGGAAGGATTAAGATAGTCGGCCTCATCGAGGATGACCATCTTTCTCGCGCCACTGAAACTTACCGTAGAGGCAAACTGCTTGATCTTCGTTCGTAGAACATCAATCCCGCTTTCCTCTGACCCATTGATGATGATGTAGTCCGCACCAATCTGCTCGCACAAAGCACGAGCTACTGTCGTCTTGCCAGTTCCAGCAGAACCAGCCAGCAGAAGATTAGGAATATCCCCAGCCTTGAGGAATTCATCGAAAGTGGCTTTGATACTTGACGGTAGGATACATTCATCAATCGTTTTGGGTCTATACTTTTCGACCCAAAGGAACTCTTCATTGTTCAAACTCATTTAGTAGTTGATCCTGTTTATTTAGTTGAACTTTGAGTCAGCCTGCTCTACTGCAACAAAATAACGCGCAGTATTTCCAACAAACTCAGAGATTCCGTTGGTTGCAATGCTCACAACGTAATCATCCTGAATGATCTTCAGATTGTCGAGCTTGAAGACCATCGAAAACGAGTTGCCGGGAGAAGTAACAACCTCGTCGTCCTGAAGTGCAACAGCGATCTGGTTTGATGTGCTGTTCTTTACATCGGTTGCGCGAAGCTCCACGTCTCCTTGTTCATCTCCCGCAATGACGATGTTGGGAAGCCCAAGCACATTCGCTGCCTTGAGAGCCTTCTGGAGATTTTCCTTCTTGATGACAACCTTGATGGCAGGATCAATCGTCAACTCACGATCAGGAACGGTTACGATTGTATTCGGATCAGCATAGACATACCTGACCTTGCTGTTACCATCGGTAATGACAGCATATCCATCCTCAAACACAACGTCAGGATCATTGAACAGAGAAAGAGTGCCAAGGAACTGGCTCAGATCATAAACGCAAAAGTCATCGAATGTCTCAGAGACAACTGCGCTCGCGAGCAAAGCCTTACCGGGAGAAATGGTTCGCAGAATATTTCCAGCCTTGACCTGAAGCCCGTTGTTGATCGAGGCAAAATTCTGGAGAATGGAAATGGTTTCACTTGAAATCTTCATTATGTATTTTCCTTATCAGAGACTCTACGAGTCGTTCTTGTATAGTATAGTTACTAAAGCACAAATGTCAACTGATCGTCCGAAGATGGCACATTATCATCATCGAAATACATCAGCAGAATGGTATAGTGGAGAGCCTTGAGCAGATCCTTGCGATTCTTGCCTCCCTTCTTACCCCAGCGCGAAAGATACTTGATCGCGTTAGCCTGACAGAACGGAACAGCGATGCCGATCGAATGAAACAACTCCTGAATCTGAAGTGCTTCCTTGCCACCTGCACCGCCAACGTAATGTTGCCCATAGGTAGATTCGATATACTCGCGAAGCTCCTGCATCAACTCGTCTTCACGAAACTTGAAATCACTCATCTGGAAAATATTCCTCCATTGTCACAAAACGCATAGGAACTTTCAATTCCTCACACGCCTTTTCATTATGAACCCACACCTTCTGTTGGTGCGTAACAAACAAGTGCGGCCGCAACTGCTCAATCTCATAACCAACACTCAGGTCATCCGGCTCAATGTCCGTAAATGGAGCGTATCGAAAATCTGCTCCGTGATTAGTAACAAGAACCGAATCCACACAATCGAGTGCTTCAAGCTGTTTGATTCGAGCATTGACACGATTGCCTCGATTGGTAACTCCCATATCAACTCGACGATCGTTGTATAGAATAACAACGAGGTCATCCCCAAGCTCACTGACATAGTTTAGAAACTTGACATCAAGATCCGTGAGCCAGTCAAACTTTCCTGCTGTCGCTATCGTCTTATGCAGAATCATTCGACTTCTTTGCCTTACGCTCTTCACGACGCTTCCGAGCAGCTTCTCGTCTCCGTGCTGCTCGTGACGCAAGCCCTTCAGCCCGTTCAGGCGATACAGCAGGAGGCGGAGTCAAAGGGTTCACCTTGTTCGGCAAAGGTTGCCCAACCATTCCTCCGTGCGTCGCATTTGGAACCGCACTAATCGCAGGAAGGTTTCCATTGAACCCGTAAGCACCCTGATGCGACATCACCATCCACGGGCACATCCAAATCTTCAACCCGATCTTTCGCGACCACTGACAGAACATATAGTCTTCGGAGAGGTAGCGGTTGTGTTCATCCTCGATAACGGTATCGAAGTAGCACATGATCTTTCGCGTGCCATCGAAGTGCGCGGATCGGTTGTGGTCAGGAGTATACTGAAGCTCAGGATATGCTTCATTCCACTTCTCAAACACATGCCTCTGAATCATCATAAAGCCAGTTCCACCTTCAAGCACTTCAACTGGAGTGCCAAGGTCGATCTTGTCTCCACCCTCGACGGGATTGAACACGAAGTCGCCGACGATATTCTCAAGCCATTGTGCGCCATGTTGGTCGGTCAGCCCAGACTTGACAGCAGCAACTACGCGCTCCCATGCAATGCACTTCTTCGGGTACGGACCACACACAATGTCATAGTCAGATCCGGGTTCCGCAATAGCAGCCAGAGCCAGAACATCCTGAGCAGCAAATCCAATGTCTGAATCAAGAAACATCAAGTGCGTACAGTCTGATCGAAGAAACTCATCGACCAAATAGTTACGCGCACGAGTAATCAAGCTCTCATTGAACAGGTAAAAGAACCGAACATCCATGCCATACTTGGCAGCTTGAGTGGCTAGGTCAGTCGAAGACTTTGCATACATGCCATGACATTGACCACCATACATCGGAGTCGCAACAAAAATCTTTCTCGTTCGCAACTCTTCAATCGAAATTTCCTTCTTCATTCAATCCTCCATAATAAAAAGGGCTCCTAGTATATAGCACACTAGAAGCCGCAAGTCACATGCCATTTCAAGTTGGCATCATAATTTTTAGATAGACGTTCTCCATCAGAATCTCTCGCACATGAAAACGAATGAGGTCGATGCCGTCGGGGGCTGTGCCGTAGTCGCTTGATAGTTCAGGTATCCTGTCCGCAATGTCTTTCGCAGCTTCAATAAGAAGCTGTTCCAGATTGTCACTCAAATCCTCTATATGGTCGGGATCACCATCAGTCACCGTACAGGCGATTGAATTATTGGCAGCCATATATTCCTCCTATGAATGAAGAGTTATTTAGACATAGAGGTTGGGGCCCAAGATCGAGAAGGTGCTTTTCGCCCTTCCTTATCCTTTTTGGGCGTGATGAATGTGTTCGTTTCGTAGTTCCAGATCCACTCTTCGACTGGTTCGGATTCAAACGGAACACCCAAAGCGTTCGACGCCCTCGAAAAATCAGGATGATCATGGGACAGATCCCTGCTCCAACGGAACCATAGCAAGGTAAAGACATTAGGCAGCGATTCCTTGCGCTGGCGAACCGATACTAACCAGAACTTGTCCGGGTCAACGCGGTAGAACTCTTCCCACCCCGCCCTGTCCCTAATCTTCGACCAGTCAACGTCACGGTTCACGAACATTACCGCATATGGCGATTGATCATAGTCGTTTGATATTAGACGAACGCCAAGTTCAGTGAACTCATCATAATATTCCAATCGCTGCGACTCCGCGTCGATCGGCGGCGAACTAAAGCCCTTTGCGAACGCCCGGTCACGAAAGTCTATCTCAAAGGTTTGTACCTTTTTCCAATCGCCGCCGAACAGATCCGACATTACTATGCCTCCTCGAACATCTCGACGATGCTCTCGACCTCAAGCCAATGTGCCACGAACTCATTGACACGCTCCGCGCTCGCATCAGCAAGCCGCTCCAGATGAAACTCCAGATCATCCATACCATTTACCTCGTTCATCAAAAGAAACCCGACTAAACGTCGAAGGCCTTCGACTAAACGTCGCATTCGACTAAACGTCGAAGGCCTTCGACTAAACGTCGAAGGGCTCATGAAAGAAACCCCGCCTCGTAAGGGAACCCAAAACCTTACGGGGCGGGGGAGCCTGCGCGCGTCGAGCGCGCGGCTCGATGATTAGAAGGGAACCTCCGAGGACTCGCTGCCGTCGGGGGCCGCGTGTCGCTCCGCAGCCTCGATCGGCTCGTCACCGACGACCTTGTCGTAGAGGTCAATGAAGGCCTCCTTGGTCTCGGCATCGAAGCGATTGAGCGAAAGCTCGACAGCCTTGCGCTTGTCACCGAAGATGGCGAAAGCCTGGGCGATCTTCTCAAGCCGTCGAGTGGCGATCAACTCGTCAACCGCACCTTCAGCGAAGGACGCGCGAGTGATGCCAGCCCAAGTCACGAGCTGCTTCGCCCACTCCTTATCGTCCACACCGAGCTTGGCGAGAGTCCCAGAGATGATCTTGGTCTCGACCGGAGCGGACGGATAGTCCCACTCGAACGTGATCGCGAATCGCTCAAGGAACGCATCGTTCAGCACGTTGGTCCCAACGTAGCGACCATCGTCGGACCCCTTGCCCTTCGTGTTCGCCGTCGCGACGATCGTGAAGCCATCAGCAGGAGTGATGATCTCATTGATCTTCTTCAGCAGCACAGGCTTGCCTTCGAGGACAGGCTGGAGGCACATGATCCGATTAGACGCAAGGTCAATCTCGTCGAGGAGCAGGATCGCTCCGCGTCGCATGGCCTCGACGACGGGACCATCGAACCATCGCGTCTCGCCATCGACGAGGCGGAAGCCACCGAGGAGGTCATCCTCGTCCGTCTCGACGGTCACGTTGACGCGAAACAACTCGCGACCCGAGCGAGCCGCAGCCTGCTCGACAGCGAACGTCTTGCCGTTGCCGGACATTCCGGTGATGAAGGCGGGATAGAAGAAGCCAGAGTCGAAGACCTGCTTCAGATCGGAGAAGTGTCCGAACGGAACGAAGTTGTCCGACTTGGAAGGAACAGCCGAGTAGGAAACCGAGCTGACCTTCATAATCGGAGCAACAACAGGCTCGACCGCAGCAGGAGCCGCGACCGGAGCAGGAGCCGCAGCGCGCTTCGGAGCAGGAGCGCGCTTGGGCGCGGGCTTCGGAGCAGCCGCAACCGCACCGCCGATCGCGGGCAGAAGAAACTTGCCGCGACCAGCGCGATGCTCGATCGCGTTGATCAGCCACCACGGGCGAGTAGCGTCGCCGATGATGGAGTCAATCTCGGCGTAGCCGACGATGGAGCCAGCGGGAAAGCCAGCCGCGTCAGCCGCGCGCAGGAACGCATCCTGCTTGGGCTTGCCGGAGTAGGGTGCCTGTGCCATGATGAAAATACCTCACTTTGGGTTTTGGGTTCGCTCGCAACTCTCGCGAGCTTTGGAAAATATAAGCGCAGAGGAGTGAGTGTCAACTATCCCTGCGGGGGAAGAAGATGACTCGCGGTCACTTTCTGACGGCGCGCTCGACCTTGACCGCAGCCCGGATCGCCATCTCCCGACCGCGACACTTGGTCGAGCCGACGCGGACGCCGGTGGTCAGGGAAGCAAAGCCGTTCGCCTTGCGGGTTTTCCCTCGGGTGATCTTTCCCCCACGGGAAAGGAACTCGGCAACGGTCTCTCTGGAATCGGTCATGCGACACACCTCTTTTTTGTTACTGCGTAAAGGTAGCAACCTGAGGTCGGAAGTCAATGGGTTTCCCCTCGGGGAATGTCGATTTTTCGTGACCGGGAGTCATTTTTCATAAACCGAAAACATAAACAAAATCAAGCACTTACGGCAGATGCCGAAAAGCGTAATAAAATCAAGGGGTTGCGGCGGCCCCCGACGCGAGCCGACCGCGAGCCGTCTTGCGCGGCTCGTCGATCGGTAGGGCTCTCCGGGGTACGCCGGGGATCAACCTTCTTCGGCGTAGAGCGCCAGCACCTCAGCCACGATTGGCGCGCGCTCGACATCACCGGAATCAAATGCCACAACGGCAATATGATCCGAGCCGTATGCTCGCAACCGATCGGCAAAGTCTCCAAGCCCATTCCTCGCATAACCTCGATCGTATTGATCGCCATCGCCCGTAATAAACAAGCGACAGTTATCGCCGAGGCGAGTGGTAATCATTTTCATTTGGGATGGGGTTGTGTTCTGGGCTTCGTCGAGAATGACGATGGCATCCTTGAAGGTTCGTCCACGCATGTACGCGAGCGGAGCAACCTCGATGACCTTATCCTTGATCATCTGTTTGACCTGTTCTGGATGATAATACTCCTCGAACACGTCGATGATTGGCATGAGCCATGGCATCATTTTGTCATTGATGTCGCCGGGGAGGAAGCCATGTTGTTCCTCAACCGATACGGCGGGGCGCGTGATCACGATCTTTCGGATCGTCTTCTCTTGAAGCGCCTTAATGGCGTGCAATGTCGCCAGGAGGGTTTTGCCGGTTCCAGCAGGACCGGTCGCGAGGACGATTGAATTGTCCTCGTTGTTCAGCGCAGCGAGCAGTCGCCGCTGCCTGAAGTTCCGTGGTTTGATTTCCACTTTCTTTGATCTTCTTTGTGGCTTTTCCTTTTCTAATGGTTCTACTGATCCTACGAGTTGCAGTTGACGTTCAGCTTTTCGCATTCGCCGGCGCTCACGTTTGGTCACTATCCAACCTCCCATAGTGGTGTATATTGGTATTTAGATTTTCTCCTCACTCACGCATTCCGAAAAACAACAGCAGCGTAAACAACAATGAAGATCCAAATGGCATGGATCAAAAGTGCTTCTTCGCTCATTTACCTATCCTCTGTTTCCAAATCGTCATCGTCGTCATCGTCTTCGTATTCAGCCGGAGGTATTCCGAACATAGAATACACACCCCACGCTGATGCTTCGGACTCGACCATGGCAGCACGATTTGCCAGTATTGCTCTGTATCTCTCAAGGAACTCGTTATGGGATGCGATTGCCTCAGCATCCACACTGCTGACGTAAGGTCTGCTACGACGCTCTCTCTCTGTTTTTGCTTCTGTCACACGCCGTTCGACACGCTTGAGTATTTTCCGCCACTTCTCTTCAGTCAACCCTTCCATGTCAATCCTGATGTCCTTCATTACTGCCATAAACCGCCTCCGCTAAAACTGCATCTGAACCATCGCATTGTTGCCGTCCGTACAAACGCGGACATCTTCGTATATCTCATAATTGATGCAGTCATCGCGAACCCATTTTGCGGTTCTTCCATTCAACTCAGCACAACCAAAGAGAAAAAGACAACCAAGCATCATTGTAGCTTGAGCTGCCTTTCGACACGTCTTCGTATTATATATCGAATGGTCGTATTCTGGCACGCGAACCAAAGCGTCACGCCCACGTTTTGTGCTGATGATATTGGAACATCGAATAGAGGATAGACGATGAATTGAGCGGTAAAGAAAGTTAGACATAATAGAAATACGGTTGCTCCCGCTTGCTCAAAAAACGATTCGAGTTTTGTCTGCCCTCTTCTAACTGCAACATCTTCATTTACTACAACCGACAAACCCACCTCTCATCTTCAATATGCAAAACCACCGAGGTCAATCCTCGGTGGGCTCCTACTGCGTTTTTCAATCCGAACGCAATCAAGTCATTGTATGGAGTATTGGTAGCATCAATGGGGTCAGAGCCGGAGCGTGTTTTGGGACCATCGTTGATGATCCAGCGCACGCATTCAGGGCAAATGGTCAAAAAGACCTCTCTCACATTGAAGCTCCTTTTGCTCTCGTGCCTATTTAGCATAATCACCTCCCCACATCGAGAGCCATTCGTCGGCTCGTAACATACATATACGCACCCTTGTTGAACGCAGGAGCAGACGATCGAGCCTTGCGAGCGCGCTCTTGCTCAGCAACCCTGCCGCCACATTCGAGGCAGGTCTTGTATCCGAGAGCAACCCGGCGCGGGTCAACATCTTCTTCGCAGATCACGCAATCGAAAAAATCATTATCGCTCATCATTTACCTTCTTGTGTTTGGGCTTGCGAGTATAGCCACGCTTGCCCTTTTTCGTTCCGTGCCGACCACCAGCCGGCATATCCTTGTGAAGCTCACGAGCAGCACGCTTGATCGCCTTGATTGTGTCATTGGTCGTGTTGCTCGTGAGCTTCATCTGATCACCAACTCTGAACGTGCGCGATCATTCGCGCAACCTCGTCAGCCGTGAGATTCGCGGCTACATCGTCACCGGGATCATATCCCAGAACCTCGTAGACCGCTTCGCGCGTACCCCATCCTCCGCTTTCCAGAATGACCGCAAGCTCCACGCCTTCACGCTCAGGGTTCAATCCCTGCTGCGTGCGCGGAGAGCAGTAGTGAAAAGCAGACACGCCGAGTGAAACAGAGTGCCCGTTGTCGAACGTGAACCGAACATTACTCACCTCGCCTCGATTCGGAAATTCATTTGAACGTACTGAAATCATTTCTCAATCCTCTTCTGTTGGAACGGTATAGTCTTCACCATACCAGTAACGATTCTCTGCTTGCCGAAGCTCACGCAGAACCGTCGAGTTGTAGCCACCCATATGCGGAGCAGCGTGGAGACGCATCGGAGTCTCCTCGTCGTAATCGTGATACTGACTCAACCACAGACCGATTGCCACCGATCGAGATTGACCAGCATCGCAGTGAACCACGAACCGGCGACCTCCCTTCTCAACGAAATCGACAACCCGATCTGCCATCTTCGCATCGAAGACCACCATCTCCGGGGAAGACTGTTGAAGCACGTCGTGAAACTCCAGAACCAGAGTATCACCCCAGCCATTCGGGATCTCGGAAAGAGTCCCCTCTCCCCACGTCGTCGGAGGAGTCTGGCAGGAAATCACGCACATATCGGGATCGGGCACGAGCATCCGAAACTGCTCTCGATTGTAAACGTCGATCGTCCTCATCCCTTACCTTCCATAATTCTGCCCATTCGAGCAGCCCACTGTTCCTTCGTTTCCAGATTCCGTATCACCCACTCAGCGAACGGAGCAGCGCGCCACTTCTGATAACCCAGCTTGTAGAACGCGAACCCGATCGCTCGACCCAGAGTCAGGTCGTCGTAGACGTTCGCGCGCAGTTCTCGCTCGATCTTCGCGTGAACCGTCTCGTTCTCGGGACACGTCGCAGTCCAGTTGGGAATGTCCATCTCTCAATCCTCCACAAACTCAAGGTTGAAGTTGGGATCGTTGTTTTCTGCAACCCACCGCATATCATCGGAACCGTTTGCTGGTCGCAGAAACAGAAATGGACCATTTGCTCCCGGTCGAGCAATCAATGTCGCGCACTCTGCTTCGACATTCCACAACTCGCCATGTTCACGAACACGGTTTTTGCCGTGTCTCGATTTGCCGATCAATCGAACTTTCATTTCTCCCTCAGTCATTTCCGCGAGGATCAGCCGCAAACAGCGGCTCGTCATTCCACTCGCGCGCGAGCTTTTTGGCAAACGCAACCTCACCTTCAGTGAGATACGCAGCGTCAGCGATCAGGCTCCAGTCAGTCTCGTCGAGCGCATTGACCCACTCAGCCTCGCAGTTCTCCAAAGGAGTGCCGAGACAAGGATCGAAGATCACATGCCCATTGGGTTCGACGGGGTAAACGTGAAGCGTCGAACGAACCAAAGCAGATCCGACACTATTCAGAAAAATCACATCATCACTCATTTCAGTTTTCCTCTTTCCCCTGCCCGCAGGCATCGCAAAACGATCAAGCACACCCAGAATCCGCTCGCGTTCTTCGCGAAGATCCTTGACGATTCCTTTCAGTTCTTCAATCATTCTCAGCCGTTCTCCTCACTGTAGCCGGGAGCGATTGCCAGCAGACCTCGTTTACTCTTCGGAACCCTAAGCCGCTCGATGGCAATCTGCTCCGCGCCCCAGAGACTATCGGTTTCGTCCAAGCGAATCTCGATCCGCTTTCCCTTATAAATTGCGATCCATCCTTCCATTTTCCATCCATCACTCATTCTCAGTTTTCCTCACTGTTGCAGGCACCATGATTCTTGGCACACCAGTTTACGAAACGAGCAAGCTCATTCAGAAGCCACTCGCGCTCTTCACGAAGAGCCTCGACGGTTCGTTTCAACTCTTCCAGCTCTTCACTCATTCTCAGTGTTCTCCTCGTTGTAGGCCGGAGCAATGGCCAGCAGCCCTCGCCCAGACTTGGGCACGTTCAGCAACTCGATCGCGCGGAGCTTGACTGCCCAAAGATCGGGCAAGCTATCGTCGCGCGGAATCTCGACGCTCTTTCCTTTGTAGAACGCAATCCAACCGTCAACCATTCTCGGGAACTCCTTTTTTCTCACTACACTTATATTATCGGACAGTTCAGCCAAAAAGTAAAGCCTTGTCCCCTCGGGAACCCCTTGATTTTAAAGGGGTTTTAGACTATTTTTTGTGGACCCCGTAGAACCGGCGAGGGCGAAAAATAGTTTGAACCGGCTAACTCCCTGTTTTCGCTACGTTTTTTCGGTTTCACTTCCCTCGGGGAAGGAACGGCTCCGCTTCGATGTTGGCCTTCGGCCCAGCCTCCCAGCTCTCGGCTAGCCGAACGAGATCCTTGGCAAACTCAGCCCTCGGCTTATCGAAGCTCAGCAGAACCTCGCTCGACCTCGGCAGCTCGCTCTTCTCGTCCAGCCCGCCATAGACGCTCAGAGTAGAAAGCACCGACTCAGCCACCTTCAATGCGCGAACATGCGTCTTGACCAAAGGCGATCGAATAACATAGACGCCATGCGGAATGCCATGCTGGTTCACATCACCCAAGCTCTCATCACGAACAATGGCTGTGGCTGAATAGGTTCGATCCGCAGGAGCAAAATCAAACTCAACACGAACCTCGTTGAACATCTCTGGATTGCCAGAGAAACTTCCTTCCTCCGATTCGACGAACCCCTCCTCTCGACAACTCGGGCAATAGAACTCCCCCGGATTGTTCAGAAGAAACACTCCGCGATGCTTCTGCACACAGTCACTATTTTCGCAGTATCCAACCGCCCTATGGTATCGACGCCCTGCCGCCATTTTTCTCAGTCCTCCTCAAACATCTTTGCAAACAACCTCAAAAGGTCCGAACGCACCTGATCGAGAGCCTCCTCCAACGGAGCCAAGATTTCTTTGACCACTTCATTTTCCATCGCTATCGACCCTCCTGAACCATCCTTGCAGCCTCACTCGCAAACTCAAACAATCGACTTTCCGAGCGAAGCCTCTCATCCTCGTTGATGCTCATCTCCAGGTCCGAGACCAGCTCGCACATGCGAACCAGAACCTCCTCCAGAGATTCTGCATGATCAGCCAGTTCTTCAAAGATTTCGAGCCTGCTGTCACTCATCGTCATCCTCCTCCACAATCTCATCGAGAAACTCTGAACCAGACTCAACGAACAGATCGCTGCGCCACAGCTCCTCCACCACAGATTCCATCTCGGCTGCGGACACCAAGTCGCCATCATCATCGACAATCATTGCCTCCGCTTCCTCGATCGAGTCTGCTTCGATCACCGCTTCGCAATCTCGATATTCTCTCCACACCACAGAAAACCTTCGTTTCTCGCCCATAGCCATCACTCCTCCTCTCCTACTACATCATAGTAATCAGAATTTCTTTTCAAAAGCCCACCGATGAAAACACCGAAGACAAGTGAAAGAACAAACCACGAAACAACACCAAGAAAAATGTAAAGGTCCATTCTCAATCAACTCCTTTGATGATCAAACAACATGCAACCAACCTCTGTCACCAGATCGTCAACCAAAGCCTCGTCTTCCTCTGACAGACAATTCCACGGCCATGCAGAGCCAGGCTCTCCGGGGGTGTAGCCAAACTCGACAGGCTCCGCTGAAAATCCGCCATCGAGCCGAAGTGGCCACCATGCTCCACTATCATATTGCGGAGGGTTCGTAGCCGTATTTACGATAACCATCAGAGCAGAGTTGATGCTCTTCAGCTTTACCGTAATCGCGAGCGATCCCGACTCGTGAAGGGAGTATTCCTTCGAGCCCTCTTTCCACATCTTTCGTTTTGCCATTTTTCAGAAGTCTTCCGACGAAAGACTACCGCAGAAATTTTCCGAGGTAAAATTATATTTGTATTCGAGAAACGCGACAGCCTGTTCAAGGTCGAGCAGAGCCTCGGTGGGAGCCAGTTCAGTCTCAGCGAGCGTCTTGAGCGCGAGGTGGAGAGCTTGCTTGTATGCTTTCAGTTCGTTCATAACGATGTGTTTCCTTTGTGGGAAGGTGGGAAGGTGAAGGGTAAGGTAAGGAACTTCGTTAATGTAGCGCGCGCAGCGCGCGTAAAGGTCTGGGGGTGTGCTGGGGTGCCGGAAAAAATTTTGATTCCGGCATTCACGCTAACCCTCTCCCCCATTGTATTGGGGGGGTCTAGCGGCTAGGAGTCCCAGGCGGTATTATAACAATATACTGCCGAAAGCCGTTCTACGCGCGCAGAGCGCGCTACGACTAACAAGTATACCGAAAGCCGTCAGAACCCCTCTGCCGTCTCGCCAGCAGCCCTCAGCCGATGTGCTTCGATCAGCTCGCCCAGAACCTCCGAGAAGGCTTCCATCGTCTCAGCCGCGAAACCCGTCTCGAACTCCAGAATGCCTTGAACGAGCCGAATCTCAGCCAGCAGCTCTTCAGCCGTCATTTCATCATACTCACCCATCACCATGCTCCATCGTAGTTGACACCAGCGTAGCCCGCACCGTGCGGGCCCACAGCAGAGATGCCCAGATCGTCGTCGAACAGCGAGGCCCGAGCGCCCTTCGCAGGGGCCTTGTAGGACGCAGCCTTCAGCAGGTCGCCGTTGTCGAGGTCTACGAAGAAGTAGACCGATTCGCCACGCCCAGCACCGGTCCGCACGATCTTGGCGTAGCGGCGCCCCAGACGGACCCGCAGCTCGGGCGGCTCAACGAAGTCATAGGTTTTCGCGTAATAGGCGACGAGCTTCTCGTCAATACGACCGATCAGGACCGCGAGGCGACCGAGGATTTCTTCTTTCATCATGTTAGTTGAGTTCCTTTCGGACGGCGTTGATCGCCTTGTTGAGTTCCTTGCGAAGCGCGATGGCTTCTTCGAGCGACAGTTTCGCCATCATCGAGGTTTCGACCGAATCGACATTGATGAGGACGCTGGTTCCGAACGAGTTCGTAGCCGCCGAGACCATGTTCTCGGGTTCCCACGGGCGAAAGAGATCGCTGGGTCTGACGACCGACGAACACTCCCATTTCAGCTCGCCAGCTTCGCGATTGAAGGTAGATACGGTGATTGCTTTGGGCATTTGGGTTTCCTTTAGAGAAGGGTGAAAACGGGAGCGAGGAAGATCGCGACAGCGACGGCGATCATCTCAAATTGGAAGGTTTCGACGTGACCCTCAAGGAAGGGGACTCGGGCTTGGGTTTCGATCATCTCTCTTTTCTCCTCACTCACTACACCCATATTATAGCCCAGATGGGTCAGAAATCAAATATTTGCGCCGCCGCAACCCCTTGATTTTAAAGGGGTTTTAGACTATTTTTTGTAGGTGCGATAGGACCGGCTAGGGCTGAAAATAATTCAGAGCCATACGCCGCTGTAGTCGAGCTGGGCGTCGTCCCCACGGGGGAATCTCATCGGCGCAATCGACACAGAGGGGGCTCAGGTCATCCCAGACAACCGTGTCGCCAGCCGCGGCCTCTAGAACAGTGGTGCATACTTCACAGGCGATCAATGACATTTCAAACCTCCGTCAGCTCGTAGGCAGCCCCTCGCGCCCAGTTCGACACGCACTCGAACACAGCCTCAGCCGAAACCCACTTCGAGAAGAAGGCCATGTTGTAGGCTTTGGCTGCGGCCTTCAGGTTCCGCAGGTGCATGGCATTCGTAGCGGCTGAGACAGCCTCGTTCTCGGTAAAGATCAGACGAGTGATGGCTGAGGCTCCTACGTCTTTACGCGCAGCCAAGGCTGGCGCGATAGCAGCCTCCCGCGCAAAGACTTCCTCAGCCTCGCCCGAAACGGGAAAGTAGAGTTCGAGACGAGTAATAGAGATGGGGAAAGCATGGACGTTCATTAGAAAGGAAGCTCCTCTTCAGGGACACCGATCAAAGCGGCTCGGAGTCGTTCATTCTCTCGCCGCAGCTCGGCGCAGAGTTCAATCAAAAAGGCTCGTTCAGCTCGAACGGTTTCGAGAGCCTCTTCAGTGGTGGGTGTATAGTGTGCTGTTTCTAAGTGCATTAGTGTGCAGGCTCCAATGTGATGACGAGAAGGCCTCCAGTGGCGAAAGCCAGGATCGAGATGCCGATGCAGTCGATCCAGTGGACTCGTTTATAGGACGCGACGCATCCCGCGAGGGCAGCCATTCCAGCCGCGAAACAGAAACCAGTCAGAGTCATGGGATCACCTTTCCGCCGGGAACTCCCCCCAGCATCCAAAAGGTAGCTCCCTGCGAGCCCGTGTCAAGGGGTAAAAGATGACTCGGGGTCACGTTCGGCTGAAAAGCGGAGCAAAATCAAGGGGTTGCGGCTGATTCTGCGGATTTTCCCCGCAGGGGAAGGGCGTGCAGCCGCCCTTGACACGCGGGCTGAGATGACTGATTAGCACACCTTTACGCGCGCTTCGCGCGCTACATCGGCTGTTCTTCTGTCCTTCCGCGCGCTACATCGGCTGTTCCTGGCTGCTGTTCCTGACCTCTTCCTACACGATTTGGCTTCTTTTCTATCTCTTTTGAATAGCTTTTTTGACCTTTTGACGCAACGTGTCATGGTTTCGGCTAAACTAACATGCATAAATAGGGGGAACCTAACAAGGAGAAGGTAATGTCAGAAGAGATCGTTCACACCATCCATGATGTGTTAGTTGAATATGACATCGCTATTGTATTGGCTACAGCAACAGCATTGTTGGTTGGGCTGATTTCCACAATACGGAAGATGAATCAGAGGTAGACTGGAATGGATGCAATAGCAAAGTTTACCAAAGACCTTTTGAAGACTGTAGAGAGAGTAATCGACACAGGCCTTGACTTTCTTATTAGTCACGAGTATGCGGTGGTTGTGGTTGTCTTTGCGGTGATTGGGTATCGTATTGTGGTTCGGAGGTTGCGAAGATAGTGATGTTGTTAGTCGAGGGGCGACGCAGCTATGATCACCTTTCCTTCTGGGATATTGACGACACGATTTTTAGGACTCGTGCGCGGGTGAATGTTATGCGGGGCTCGCGTGTGGTTCGGGCTTTGAGTAATGCAGAATACAATAGTTACCGATTGGGTCCGGGTGAGACTTTTGACTATGGCCAGTTTCGTAATGCTGCTTTCTTTCGTGCGACATCGGAGGCTATTTCGGGATCGTTGGAGCGAGTGAAAAAACAGCTAAGGGCTTCGAATACGATGGTTGTGTTGTTGACAGCGCGGGCCTCGTTTGACAGCAATCGGTTGTTCAAGGATGCTCTGTTGGATCATAGCCTTCGTGTCAATGCACCGAACTTGAGGCTTGAGCTTTCGGGCAATTTGAAGCGTGGAACAGTCGAGGAGCGAAAGGCTTATATCATACGCAAGTTCATTGGGCGATTTTCTCCCTCGGTGGTGAGCATCTATGATGATCATGCTCCCAACGTGAATATACTGGATGAGCTGGCCAAGGAGTTCACGAGCATTGAGTTTCGCAAGCATTTGGTGGTGAATGGAGCCATTCGGAGGGTGGGGCGATGAAACGGTTTGGATGTTATGTGTTGACTGAAAAACGGCGCGACCTGATGTATATTCGTATGCCGGGTGCACCTGCTCGAACTGTGGATGGGCTAATCAATCCGACACGACGAGAGCTTGAAGCGGCTATCAAAAAATATGACGAGCTGCGGTTCATTATTAGCCCGGCTGGTGATTTCTATGCTTGGAATGCGAGTTCTGCTCTACACGCACAAGTCGCTGCTGGCGAACTTGGATTGAAGTTGGATCGTGGTGGAATGGCAATCGCAGATGGTGATGACTTTGGGCAAGGGACGGTTTCTTATGGTGCGAATACGCCCGTAAGTGTATTCTTCACCAATGACGTGATGACAAAGGGCAACAACAAGAAATGGTTGAACAAGTCTCGCACGCTGAAGGCTTTAGCCAAAGACGATCAGGTCAAGATTTTCTACTAGGAGAACTACCCATGAAGGGATTTAATGAGTATCTGGAAGAAGCGCCAGCGTGGACAAAGAAAGTCACCGAGTTTATCTTTACTTCCTCTTTGTTTGTGCCTGTTAGTTCGACGATTATGAAACGTGTCATGGGCAATGTTCCTCGTGATCGCGTGCGACACTTGATGGATGCTTCAAAAATGAAGGAGTTTTTCAAGCTCCAAGGCAAGAGAAAGAGCATCAGCGCGTTCACTCATATGGGTGCGACATCTCTGGTGAGTGGTGTTCAGACGAGAGGTGGTGTCGTTGCGGACATTGATGCGGACATTTTGATCGACTACCCAGAGGACATTATGTCGCAGCCGGATGGTAATGGCAGACGATGGGTAGCTGCACAGAACGTGTTTAGTTGGGATGGTCCGGGGCGTGACGTGATTGACAAGATTTTGAGTCTGCGACTCGAACTACTTGCGAAGTATGCAGGCATGGACGCAAGTGCGTGGAATGTGGCTGACACTCGGGATCGTCGAGAAATCAACAATCGGTGGAAGGACATTGAAGGCGCTGTTTATGGCTGGAACATGAAGGTTGGAAACCAATCAACAAACGTCAAGACTATCAAGGGGCGGATCGTTAGAGAATACATTGATGGGCTCGAAGCACTCATGAAGAAGCACAAAAAGATCGTCGCGAGAGAGCTTATGCAAGCTGCGTATGATAGAAATCCAGACGAATACGATGAGAGTTGGGATGAGCTTGTGGTCAACAACTTCGACATCAAGCACCTCTACATCTATCGAAACCATAGTTTCTACAGTGACTTTATCACTGCGTTCTTTCCCCGTGAGAAGACATGGGTGAGTGAGATTGAAACGAACCCTGACGTGCTACTTAGCATCAATCGCATGATGTTCGCATTGGCCAAGAAATATAAGTTTACATTCAGTTATCACGACACAGCATCCGAGTTCACACGAGCAGTAGGTGATGCTCGACGCCGTGGTGAGATTCGAGGATCGGTGCGTTAGTCGTTTTTTGGTGATGTGCCGCTATCCATTCTCGCACAATTTCCGCGTGCGATGGTATCCAGCACATTGCGTGACATATCTTCGATGCCGTCTTGGCGCCCGCGTACAAAGCCAAGCTCTTCGCGAATGTCAGACATCTCTTGCTTTGTCAGACTATGCTCATCAAGACACTTCTGAAGTTCGACCTTTGTGACTTTGTGGTCATGGTCAACACGCTGCCATAGACGATAGATTGCTCCTGCGAACACCGTTCCAACTGCGGCCACTCCCTCCAAGTAGTATGGAGCCATTGCTATTTGTGCAGTTACATAGTTGACGGGTTCGGCATCCATTTTTTGATCCTTGCGTGAGAGTTTCGAGCAGCAGCATTAGGAGTTTTCCCTAAATGCTGCTTCTATTTAGTCGATTCTCACGTTGGGGTATCATTAGAAATTACAAACGGAAATCTCGTCAGTCACCCATGTTTTTCCTTGATTTCCATCATTGTTACTGAATGCTGATAGCAAGAAGCCGTCAATATCGGGTGATAAATTCACTCCTTGTGTAGAGTTCGTTCCTACAGCTCCGGTACACCATTCACCATCAACAGCATCAACATAAACTGTGAACAGGTCGGTTGGATTGTTAAAATCTATACACACTTTGTAAGTTGTGTTAAGGCTTATGTTTGCGACTACCACAATTTGTGAATCTCCACCAAGATCAAAAATTCGCATCGTGCCTGTGCCTGCGCCAACGCCTGGATACTGATAGATATAAGGCCATTGACCTATCGTTCCCTTTGTGAAGTTGAAAAATTGTCTGGCTGAGAGAGGCCAGTTCTCTACATGATAATAGAACGCTGCTCTTATATTGCCATTCTGTGCAGAAAACGATTGAGTTGCGTTTATAGAGGACCATAAGTTAGTTCCATCACTGTTAATTTGTGCTGATTCAGATCCTTGCAACACGACCCCAGTGTAATCACAGTTTGTTCCAGTACCGGTGACAGTGGATATTGCAGCTTCTTGGGAAACACAAGTTCCGGTTCCTTCAAACGTCATAGGGAAGTTGGTGAATGGTGATGCACATGCTGGGGTTTCTGTGACAAAACTAACACCATAGAAAGTGCCAGCAGATGATTGAACAGGAGCATTTGGCCCTAATGGTGATCGTTTGCCTCCCATTTGGACTACATGCTCAGTCAGAACCTTACCGCCTTGCTCTACCTTAACAGCTTGCGAAGGGCCCACGAAAAGCAATACAGCCACGATTGTAAAAATGATACGATACATTAGTATCTCCTTAAAATGTGTTATGGAGCATCACAAGCTGTGATCTCATCAACAATAGCTTCATATAGATTGGCACCAAAATCTGCTGTGATACCAAATGCGTTAAAGTCGGTGACAGCGACATTTGCGCCATTCCCTGCCCAGTTCAAAGAAGCATAGGCTCCAGCGCACCATTCTCCGTCTACCTCATCAACGAAGAACCAAGATGTATCAACCGATGGATCATATTCATAGCACATTAGATACGTTGTTCCAGTTACGAGTGAACTACCTGTGCTAGTCGAGCTGAAGTAAGGAGGGGCGCCTTCAGTATCATAAAATCTATATTGTATGTTCGGGCTACTAACAAGACTGTATAGTTTCATACAATGACTTGAGGTACATGAAACTGGAGTCACGGTAGCTCCATTCATGGGCTGAACGAAAAGACGATTATTATTGGGTTCAGTGACATATCTATATCTCCATGCCATTCGAGTCTTAGCCGATTTATAGTCAGTTGCCACTCCTCCAAGTAGCATTCTAAGTTCTTGTCCATTTAGATAAGCAGACTCCGATCCCTCCAGCACAGTTGTTGTGTAGTCACAATCGGTGCCGCTCGTGGCGAATGTGATTTGGGCCTCTTGAGCAGCACAAGTTCCAGATCCCTCAAAATCAATCGGAAATCCGCTATATGGTGATGCACATGCAGGTGTGTAAGCTGGAGCAAAACTAACACCATAGAAAGTGCCAGCAGATGATTGAACAGGAGCATTTGACCCTAATGGTGATCGCTTGCCACCGATCTGAACTGCATGTTCGTTCAGAACCTTACCACCCTGATCTACCTTAACAGCCTGTGATGGTGACACGAAAAGCAATACAGCCACGATTGTAATGATGATACGATACATTGTTGTCTCCTCAGAGCAGATACTTTCCGATGGCCATGCCACCACCTAACACGAAGAACCAAGAGATGGTTTCCCCTACACGATACTCCCACGAGTCGTTGAGTGTGTCCATCACTCTTTCTTTTGACCAGTATTCCTTGCCACCATATGCGGAGCCACGAAACGCTTTACACCAGTCCCAGTTCTTCTCTCCGATGTATGGTATCCATAACACAGGGTTCTTGTCGTTCTCGGGTGGCAGTTGTTTTAGTTCACGCATGTTAAGTAGCAGCCGAAGGTTCACCAGCCCAGCACCAAATCCCATCATCACATGAGCAAAGCTCTCAAGTCTCTTCATTATCATCCTCTCACCAGTCGAGTTATTAGTTTGTCTATTGTGCGTGGTACATCATAGAATATGAAATACGGAATATATATGATCAGAAGCGCAAGCCCGATAGCAAATCCAAACATACCGAGAATGAAACTCTCGCTCAAATCGCTTTTGAACTTGCTCCAAGTCATGTCATCTCTCCATTAGAATACTACGATGTTGGCGTTCTTGGGTGGTGCTTTAGAAATGACGATGCGGCGATTCACTTCTCGCTTCGGCTTCGCATTCCACTCTTTCTTGCCCTCTGTTCCATACTTCTTCTCGTTGAACTTCATTTTACCCGTCTTTGGATCTTTGACTTCGATGTCCTGTGGTGTTGCGAGTAGCGAGTAATAACCACGTCGATCCTTGGATTCAAGGTCGAGTCGCATATGCTTGCGTCGGCGGCGAATGCGGTAATGGATCTCGTACTTCGCAGCGTATGTCTTGGATGGGGTCATTCTACCATTGACGGTCAGCTCGCCTGCTTCACCATCCCAGTCAGACTTTACGTCCATTGGTCCAACGTACATATAGTGAATGGGCCCGCCCATCTTCTTGGTGCCGATGATGATCTTCTCCTTGTCGTCCTCATTGACTTTCGCGAACAGATCAACGCCATAGTCTCCCGTCTTATATCCGTTGGCTTTATACCACTTCCGCGCTGCTGCACAGAGATTCTTGGTGATCCCAGGTACAATCTCTTCAAGGCCTTCGATTCCACCACCAGCCACAGATGGTGCGCTGTCTCCCTTGTTCGACAGGTTGATCTTGCGACCCGTGCTTGTGATGAGCTGGACATCAGTATATGGCTCATGTCCTGTGGTAACCTTATCATCGAACTTCTTTGCGTCAACGATGTTCTTTAGGCGCTTACCTTCCTTGTCCACCAGCGTAAATGGTCGTCTACCATTCTTCTTGTAAGCTGCCTTGATGGATCGGATTAGTTCATTCTCTTGACGCTCATAGTTTGCGCCGGCCTCGGTAATGAAAGTTTTGAAAGACTTCATACCTACTCCTCTACTATATACTTCCGTGTAATGGCTAGAATGCGTTGCATTTGATTCTTGACCTGATCTTGTCGATTGGGCCACTTAATGTATTCTTGATCCCCTTTGGATAGCTTGACTAACAAAGGCATAATGAGCTGTTCGAGAGACTTCATGTCTCTCTGATATTCTGGTGTTGCACCCTCAAGGTGAGATTGCATGGAATCCAGTCGATCGTTCAGTTGACCGATCATGTCCTCAAGGTGTTCGGTAGACATGGGGGGAGCAGCAATAAATGGCTCACGATCTTCGATTTCTGGAGGATCAGGCAGGTCGATAGCCTCAAACGAAAAGTCGCCGTCGTCATAGCCAGCCAGAATGTCATCAATCTTGTTCTTCATCGGTGATCTCCAGTATATTATCTTCTGCTATGTCAAGTTGATCCATGATCTTATCTCGAACAGGAACGATCTCAATCTCTTTCTCGGTAAGAATGGACTCTCGTATACGATTTGTCTTAGGCATACTCGGCTCTCTGTTCGCATAAATAGGGACAGCACTTTTACGCAAGGAGATTTCAAACATGAGACGAACGATGCCTCTGGCACTTGCGCTTCTGACAGTATTTAGTCTACTCCCCGGACTGGCTTTTGCAACTGTTATTTGGGATGGGTTTGATGGGAGACCGAACGGATTTAATCGAGGTGACCGCATCACATCCACACACATGAATCAGATTGATACTGTTCTTAATTCCATAAAAACTGATGTTAATTCGCTAACTTCTGGTGGTGGTGATGCTGTTCAAATTAATGGTACTGTCACACCCGATTCCACCGTGAACTTCTTGGATGGTAATGGTATTGAGCTTGATCTTGATACGGTTCCAAACCCGGACACCGTTACGCTCAACATCACACTCCATAGCACAGGCCCTGGTCTGGAGTTCGATGCTACTAATCTGTCTCTACTGCGAACCTGCTTCGATAATGATGTCCTCCAATGGGACACAACGAATGGGTGGGAGTGTCAACCTGTAGCGGCTGGTGGATCGACGGTTAGCGTTGACCCGGGTGCCGCCGGCTCGGACGGCGGGGCCGCGGCGGAAGTCGCAGATCCGATTTTCCAGACTGGTGTGCTTACATCACCTAATATCAACATCGGCTTCGATTCCAGTGGTAGTGCTGTCACAGCATTTTTCGACTCAAATAGCATTGTTGAAGTGGGAACACTAACATCCATAACATCGAGCGGATTGCTTACACTGAGCGGGGCTGGTATTGCGATTTCGGCAGGGGTCCCAGGCTTCACCTGCGGCACTAACACAGGGGCGGGCGAAATAGTGGCTGGCATTTGGTATGACGGCACGAACATGAAGAAGTGCGAAGCCGGGGTCGCGACGAATATGGAAGCAGGCAATGTCAACGCTGATGAAATTTATGTTGAAGGTGTTGCAACAGGAGATGGAAACAACCGACTGGATCTGAGAGGCGGAGATGGTGTTACTATCAGCCTCAATACGACGGCCGACCCAGACACAGCAACCTTTGCTGTTGATCTTAATGGAGCAGTAGACGGGGTCGGATCAAACTCCAATCTATCTGGGCTTGAGTTCACACAGTCAGGCGAATTAGCAATACTTCAAGGTTGTTCTAACGGAGACACTATCGCGTGGAATGAGACCAGTTCGTTGTGGCAGTGTGGAGCGCGAACTGTAGGATCATCCTCTATTCAAGTGGACTCAAGCGGAACAATCATCCAATCCGCTGATCTTCAAGATACATCCACAGTCAATGTCACGGACACTTCTGGTGTTGTAACATTTGATGTGATCGGCACAGGTATTACAAGTCTCGGTTCACTGACAACAGAGCTTGTCGTTTCTAACTTGGGAGCAGAGTTTGTCGCAGGAGAACTAACGAACTGTAACACATTCGACAACGCGAATGGCGGCATTTTCTATAATGACAGCGAAGGGAAGTTCAAGAAGTGTGAAGACAATGTTCTCAGCGATCTCGCACCTGATGTGAATAACATCTCAGCAGCAGTGAACATAACAGGAACAACAACAAGTGCTACTTCTCTGTTGGACCTGATCCCATCGCTTGACAGTGGCGGCAGCGGTGCTGCTGGACAGCCTGCCTTCAGAATATATGGATTTAATCCCGTAAGTGGTGGTGGTGGCGCGACGGTTGATACCACCAACACAGTGTTTGATGTATTTCATAATGGTAGCGTGCGAGTCACAAACAATCTTACTGGGTTTCCAGACCCAACCAAAGGTGTAGGTACATCAAACTGGGTCATTCCTCCCAGCGGCGCAGCTCAGTTTCAATCTCTTTCAGATACGGACGGACCAGGTGATAACTGGAGCATCGCTCCGGGCGGAACAGCAATCTTTCAAGGAACCACGGTATCATCGTTAACTGTTTTAGGAGTATCCGATATTGACTCTGCTGTCGTCGGAGGAGCAGATTTTACAGATAGATTCTTTACACCAACGGTAGAGATATATTCAGGAGTGGCCAATGAAGTTGGCTTGGTTGTGGCATCACGCGAAGGTACTGATGCCAATCCAGTATTTGTAATATCAGAAGATCGCACAGACCCGGCCTCCACCGGCAATCCAATTCAAATGTTCGATACTGGTCTTATTTACGCAGAAGCTCTGAGAGATCGCAGTAACGCTTATGCAAGTGGTGGTAATTGGGAAATAACAGCCGGCGGAGAAGGTAAGTTCAAAGACATTACAAATACTGGTGCGCTGACAAATACTGGTGCGCTGACGCAGAACGGTGGAAACGCAACGCTGACATCTGGAGCAACGGAGCTGTTCACTATTGGTGATGGCACGGCGCTTGCTGGTAAGGCAGAGATTGGTGGCACACAAGATCAACCACAGCTCGTCGTTCAGGGACATAGCACACAGACAGATTCCGTCTTTGTTGTTGAGGACAACGCAGGAACAGAGCTGTTCAATGTGGATGCTGATGGTGCGGTATACGCTCAGTCCATCGGTGACATCGATGTTCCTAGCACTAACTGGAGTATCAGTAGTGGTGGTGTCGGCTCATTAAAATCCCTCACAGATATTGATTCACCAGTGGAGTGGTCGATCAGCGATAATGGTTCTGCTGCTTTTGATGGGACACTTTCCGTAGGGGATGACATCGCAGGTCGTACCGGAAAGGTTGAGATTGGAGGACAATCCACAGTCACACAACTTATCGTCCGTGGTGCCGATGGACAACCTGGAGTTGCTGGTAATCCTCTGCTCGATTTGATTACATTTGCAGGTGCTTCTGTGTTCAAAGCCTGGGCTGATGGTGAAGTTCGAACTCAAGCTATTCAAGACCTTGACGGACCAGGCACCAACTGGGGTATCACAAGTGCTGGGGCCATCACAGGAACGTCGGTAAATACACCATCACTAACAAGCACACAAACCATCACACATAGCGGAGGAAATGCGTCTCTTGCTACAGCCGCCACAAATAGACTTATCGTTGGTGCAGGAACATCAACGGATGGTAAAGTAAAGATAAAGGGAGATGATAGAACCATAGCATCATTGCTCGTTGAAGCGCCTCCGGTCGGTGTAGATATGGCTCCCGTTGTTCATGTTCAACGCGATGGAGGATCGTTAGACCTCTTACGATTGGATCAAAGTGGTCAACTTTTCGTTGAAGCGATTAAAGATGAAGACACTGCTAGTTCAAACTGGAGCGTTGATGTCAATGGAAATGCTCTATTCAACAATATCGACGTAACAAGTAAGTTAACTGCTGCTGGATCACTTAACTATGACATTGATACGTTCGATGGTGCCACTGATTATGCTGGTGACCCTGGATCTGGATCTACAACACTAGATGCTAGTTTCTCTACACTCTGCACGGGAGTGAGTGATCCAGATTACTGTCAGTTGACTATTGGTGTTGGGCGAGATGTTTCCACATTTCCAGAGATTAAAATCTATGATGGTGTTAGTACGGACGGAAGCACATCAACACATTATATTGAGTTCAACGGTGGAACTGCTGGCCCTGTCACATTGCGAGCAGGAAGCAACGGAGCAAATCTGGATCTTGGTTCGGGAACAATCAGGGGTAATGTTGATGTTCGTTATTTGGACTACGGCGACGGGAGTGAAGACATTCCCATTCCATTTGCGAACGGGCAGTGGTATTTTATTGATACTCGCGGCTCCGGCCCGTTTGTGCTTCCTGATTCTTCAACTTTAAGTGACGGTGCTAATCTTTGTATTCATGGTTTATATGCTACGGACTTTACTATTCAGACCGGAGCCAGCCATGCTCCGATATTCTTTAACGGAACACTATTTGAAACGCCGGGTGGAGGGACGGTTTCACCTACAATTTCAGGTCAGGCTGGACTCTCCAGTTTCATTTGTATGATGTTGATAAATCCAACATCATTGCAACCTACATGGTATGTGCTTGGGCGCGACGGCACATATATCGGAGCGAACGGATCATAGCATGAATGAAGCAAGATCGGAAAAGGCAGAACGATTCATTATGAAGAACAAGGCAGCTTTCAAGAAGCGATATGGTGCTGATTGGGAGCGTGTGCTATACGCAACAGCAAATAAGCAGTTCAAAGAAGAACATGGTGCTGGTGAGTGGGGCACAAACAAACTAACAGATAAATACAAAAACGATACCCCCGGACAGGAGGACGCTAAGGTGAGAACAAAGAAGGTCGTATTGAAAAAGAGAATCAACGAGGCAACTCCTCCGTCTGGTCCGAAGAATCCCGACAAGCCTTATGTTGGAAAGACAGCACACGAGAAGAAGGTTGAACGATACCAACAGTATCTCGCGAAGAAGAAGCGCGATCGTGAGCAGCATCTTCGTAACAATCCCGGGCTGACACAAAATCGAAGACGACCTGTTAGTCAAAATGCTTTCTATTCAAAGCGTGCGTTCAGAAATCAGGAGATCAATGCTTCTTATGATCCTGATGTCGAACAGGTTGATGAGTCAAGTTACAAAGTAAGCGTCGAAGGAATCGGAACCATCATTGTTGATGGATCAGGAGAAGCTGAAGTAAAAATGAAACTCCGCAAGTTAGTTAAGAAGCCCGACATGATCGGTGACATAGAGCGTGTCACCCCATCAAAGAAGCGCAAGCACTTTATGATGAAGGCAAAGGGAGAGGAAGAAGAAATCGAAGAGGCTCGTGGCTCAGACTATAAACTATATCACAAGTCATACACTGATGCCGTAAAGCACGCATTTGCTCACCACGCAAAGAGTGGACTACGTTCATCTGATGATGACAAAATGCACCACATTGGTCTAAACTCCAAAAAGCCTGGCGAAGGTAAGACTACTTCAGTAAGTGTTCCTGCTACTCATAAATCCGGTAAGAAGCACCAGATACACATTCAAGTATACAACAAAGGTGGTTCACATCCATATGAGTTGAATACTTACTCAAGCACTCACCGTAGTATGCAGGAAGCCAAGGGAGATTCCACATCTGCGACTATTAAAGTTAGTGGTGGAGATGCCGTTGAGATTGGAATGGTGAAGCGCGGAGGAAGGATTCAATACTACTGGAAAGCCAAGAGTGGTTTGAAGAATGTGTTTGATTCACCCGAGAAGCTACGTTATTCATTACGCAACACCGCTAACTTCTCTGGAGCAGAGAAGGCAGTGGCACAGCTTCAGAAGCTCTATCCGGTCAATGAATCCAAGTCTGAATACAACAAGCTGATGGACAAGTATGGTGACATGCCGATGTCCAAGGTTCCCATGAAGGCACGACTGCGTATCCGAGAGCTTGGTCGCAGTGTCCGTGGAGACAAGGGTGGACCAACAGCAGGTGATCTCGTCAAGAGCATGAAGCGTCGTCGAATGGGTGAAGAGGTCGAGCAGGTTGATGAGAACCGAGCGCAATCAATGACTAATCGCGCTCTTGATAAGGTGTCGCGGGAAAAGAGTTCTCGGTCTGACGATGAGTTTGAAGTCAAGTACGCCAAGTCAAAGCGCGGACCCATTCAGGTGTCAAAGTTTGGCACACTAAACGCAGCGAAGGGATTCCTAGCCGCAGTTGAAAAGAAGGGAATGAAGGGTATCATCTCCAAGGATGGCAAGCCTGTTCGCGAAGAGGTCGAGCAGGTTGATGAAGCCAAGTATGGTGGTCTTCTTCATAAGATCCGAAAGGGTGGAAAGCCCGGTGGTCTTCGCGACAAGTTGGATCAACGTGGAGTAGGATTGGACACAATGCTTCTTCATCCCGATAAGATGCGTAAGTCAAAGGTGGGGCGCGCTCAGAGAATGGCAGATCGTAGACCATCTCTGAAGGGAACGGGTCCGATTGATGATCCTGATAACTATGCTCTCAAGTCTGCTGGTGCTGACAAGGCTGGTCTTTATTTCAGCAAGAGTGACAAAAGCGGTGCTGCTAAACTGTTTCGTCAGATTAGCAAAGAGCGATCAGCGAAGATCAAGAACAGTCGCAACTACAAGAGATTGTTCCCAAACGAAGAGGTCGAGGTAGCGGAAGCTGGAATGATCGGTCGCACGAAGCCATCGCGTGAGCTGAATGTTCAGAAGTTCGAGAAGAAGTATCTTGGCACGAAATCCCTCAAGGACGCGAAGCGTGCTGCTCACAAGGCTGAACGTAAGAAGGGGAAGGCTGATGTGAAGATCAACCCTGCCGTGGATGAGAATGTTGATGCAGCCAAGGAGCGTGTCGCTCAAGCAAAGCAGCGTGTCATGGTTGCCAAGCAGCGACTAGCACGAACTAAGGCTCGTGATTATGGTAACAAAGTTCGTGGAATGCGAAGTGAAGGGATGACCGGAAATCAATTAGTAAGAAACGTCTCAAGTAAAAATTATCAAGCCTCTGTATCTTCCACAAAACATAGATACGATGCAAACAGACAAAAACGCAAAGCCGCAGCCTCCCAGCAACATGCTGATGTTTTAAGACGCAGAGCTATTGCTCGGGCCCGAAGTAAAAGAAGGGTAATACGAAGACCGATGTAAACAACTGAACCGATGACAAAGAAACGCCCCGGACCAGCCCGGGGCGTTTTCGTTATAGATATTGCCCGGTGGCAGCATCTTCAACCTTTTTCGGTTTCTTTTCCTCTGCTTCCTTCTTTTGAATAAGCGATCGGATCTTAACAATCTCTTCACCGTTGTTACGCCCAGTGATTGCTTGCCAATCAGACACATCACTCGTATTTGGCAAATCTCGTGTTGCATGGAACTCTTGATCCACAGCAGTAATCATGTCTTCTGTAGTGATACCTGTTGTTTCACCTTCTATTCGACGAAGAACTGCGAGTTTCTTAGCCCGAGCAACAATGTTTTCCAACATCGCTCCTGATAAGAAATCCTTGAAGTATAAAGTTTCTCTCGTCCCCTTATTATACACCAGCTCAAGGAACTCTTTATTAGGTGCTTCTTCAAATAGATAGTCGATAGTTTTATCCAGAATAGAATCCAGATCACCCTCAATAGGCAGCCCAGAATGTAAATACACACTAAGGATTTTCTTTGAAGCATCTCGATCAGGTCGTGACAATCTGATCTTGACATCAATGCGCCCAGGTCGAAGAACAGCAGGATCAATCAAATCTTGTCTGTTGGATGCGAAGATGACTAACACGTTCTCAAGCCCTTCAACACCATCCAACTGAGCCAATAGTGTAGGAACGATCGTGCTTTCCATGTCAGATGACTTGCCTGATCCGCGCATACGAAACAAGCTCTCTGCCTCATCAAAGAAGATCACAACAGGGCTTTCAGGTGTCGCAGCCTCTCGCGCTTTGTTGAACACCTCTCTGATACGTCGCTCCGACTCACCCACCCACTTGGTGAGAAGTTGAGGCCCGCTGATGTTGATGAACTGTGATACACCACCCTTCTTCGCCAGACTGTTTGCGATAGCCTTTGCGATCAACGTCTTTCCGCATCCAGGCGGACCATACAAAAGGATGCCTTTGGGTGCATTAAGCTCAAACTCCTTGAACACATCAGGATGCTTGTATGGTAGTTCGACGCTATGATGAACGATTTCAATCGCATCGTCAATTCCACCAATCTTATCATATGTCACATCAGGAACGCTTTCGAGTAGAGTGTCTTTCTCGTCAACCTTATACACATATTCCATAGCAACTGCGCTTGTGGGATCAACGAGAACTTCATCACCCGGCTTGAGTGGACGCTCCTCTACCTTGAGCCCATCCCTCAAGTAAATGATCTTCCTCTCGTCGAGACGCCCTTCAATAACAAGTCGTCGATCGTCAAGTACCTCAAGCACCTTACAGATTTCACCCGCATCAGCGTAGGGGCCAATGGCAATAGCAACCATTTGCTCGTTCATAATCAAATAACGCCCACGATGCAACTCGTCGATCGGTATGTGATTTGAAATGGTACACCTCATTCGTCTACCATTTGCGATTACTTCAGCCGACCCATCATCGTTCATGTGAAGGAATGAAGCATACACATTCGGAGGATTACTCAATCGCTCAAGTTCATCCTTCATCTCCGCCAGCTTGACTTTTGCTTGCTGAAGCAGATACTCAAGTCTCTGATTCATGGCAACACTTTGCGCGTGTTCTTGATGCAACTCTCTGAGTTCTTCAGCGTTCACCGTGATAGTGTCTTGGATTTCCTCAGTCAACTTATTGCTCCTTATGGCTTGCGATACACAAATATGGGTTCATACTTGCGATACATCTCTCCTCCACCAACCTTCCGTATACGAACGAAACTCTCGGTGCGAGGCTTACCTTCTTCATCCACTCTATTACCACCTGGCATGGTGGATAGAGTCATCTTCAATGTCTCTACATACTCCATTCCCAGTTCTTCAAGTATTGCTCGACTGTCATCCTCAAGTGGTAGGTTGATATTATCAAAAACACAGTTGGCTATGTTCCATAACAAATAGCGATCCGATTTCAGATACTCAACAGCAGTTGTTAGTGTTGGGCGAAGAAATCCATCTCGCCAGGTCTTGTATGTAGTAAATTTGTGAGCGGACTGTTCAGGATCTTCAGAGTAAATCTCTTTGGCAAAGTATGGAGGGCTGGTGAATACCATATCCAACTTTCCACGATACTTCTGAAAACGCTCATCGTCTCCTATCACTTCCGACCCACGTTGAAATATATCATATGTGTGCGTATGTGGAAATAGGGAGTTTGCTCTATTTGTGCGTGTATTATAGAAGTCAGCGAGATTGGCATACTTTGTTGTACCATCAGGCAGATTATGATCTGTGTTAGGATCGGTGCCAATGTAGTGAATGTTACGATCGTCCTTGACTGCCATCGCTCCAAGAATACGACCACCCCAACCCATCGACGGATCGTAGATATTGATTACATCCTGATCCTTGATGTGTTCGGTGTATCGTTCGTAAAGATACCGAGCTGTCAGCGGAGGATAGTTGACCGCATACTGGCAGAAGGAAACACGAAACGTCTTCAGCCCCAGCGGGAAGATACGCTGCCCCAGCTTGTAGTATCGGATTTGGTATCCATCGCAATCATCAGGGTTCCCCATGTTATATTTGGATGTTTCGGGGATCGGGAGGTCTGCGATATGCTCCTTGGGAATAAAAAGCTGATGATGGATTTCCTCGTCCTCAGCAGCGCCCGTATATGCTTTATTCAAGCACTTGGGCGCAAGCCAATAGTCATCTTCCAAATAATGTCTTCTATTCGCTTCAAACCATTTCACCCACTCCTCACCGCTCTCTGTATGAAAAAGGAAATCTTTTGCATTATTCCGACGCACAGGCATAGAGTAGTGATAGAAACCATCTCGCTGATAGTGTCGGCGAACATACTTCATAAATCGCTCATGGAGACTATCATCAGCGAACCAGTCATATACCGACTTGGCATCGTTCAGCTTGGATGTGTATGCGATGCGCGTAGCCAGCATGGACGGGAACCATTGATTGGCAGCATTACCAAGATTAGTTTCGTTGCGAATGACGTTCTTTTCACCAGTCAGTAGATCCTCAAGCAGAAACTCGTGGACAGGGTGGATTGTCATGCGATCAAACTGATCAATGATACCCTGCTCGTCGAGCCCGTTGCGAGGAGGAATACCCTGATCCCATAACTTGACTATCAATTTACGGAGATTCCATGCCCAGTCGGAAAACTCCTTGTCTGACATTGCCATAGCATCTTCAAATAGAAGATTGACCGATGGGTCGTCGATCAAGGCAGCGTTACGAGAATAGAATGCGGGTGTCATCATGTGTATATTATAATCCCATCCAATCATCTGTCAAGTCTTTTTCCGCATGTTTTACATTCAGTAAACATCTGGGTGATGCCGTTTACCCGTTTCACTTGGGTAACGTAGAAACAAACGTGAAATCCTAAAATGCGCTTCCACAGATTATGTAGGCGCTGTAGCATATGTGTGTCCTCATGCGACATTCCATAACAAGATCGTATTAGGTTTCTCGTTCTCTTTGTAGTATTCTCGGACCACACTCCACAGTTTTGCGTCGTATTCTGGTACCGATGGATATGGAGGGGCATCCATATCCTTCACCTTCTGATTGAACTTGTATGGCGATCTAAAGTGTGTCGCTCTACCTATCTCTCGATCATCCATACCATGACCAACACCAACCACAAAACAGTCAGCATCAGGCCATGCGAGCTGAAGGCTTCGATTCAATGTACCGCTGCTTCCAACTGACCAGACATGATCTGGTTGAATATTTAGGTTTCTCGCAACCTTTATCAGAGATCCAATGACAGTAGGATGTTCCAATCCCAAAGGGAACTCCATGCGATGTTCAGGATCTTCTGCGACATATTCACGACATCTTGCTTTAGTCACATTCAGCATACCATTAGGTATCCAATGATAGTTAGCACCAAGCTCAATTCCCATCTTTTGATTTGGGTGTAGCTTGTCCATGTTGCGCTTCGCCATAAAGAGGTGCGCTTCCTTACCATAGCGATTACAAAGATACGGTAGACTAATTTGTGCGTATCCAACAGCAGGACAAGCACCGAAGCACCACTTGTCAACATTAGCATACTCTGGCGCATGTCCGATCATGTAGTCGAGCCCACGGATCTTTGATCCATACCCAAGCATATCATCACGCACCACGAGCAGCCCATCGTGTTCCACGACCTCGGGCGCAGGATTAGGATCTACCCACCCCTCAACTTCTTTCAGATAGTCCTCTGCTGTCATATCAAACAGACCCATCATCATTATCCTTCACGTCATAGAACATTCTATCAGAGTTCTCTGTTGTCACATACTTAGATTTAGTAGATTCACAAATCCATTCGTGTGTGTTGATTAGATAATCTGGTTTATCCGTTCCTTCATACGGGTTTGCCACGAACGCAGGATCGTACCAGAGTATTCTATTATTAGGCTGAATGCTAAAATTGCCGTCATCGAGCTTGAGTAGATGACCACACTTCCAGCCCAAATCACCGACGCCATCAGCATGACAACCATTTGTCCAATCGAATGTAAATAAGTAAGTGGCACTA